AATGGGCCTACCGTTGCCAAGTCCGCAACCTACTGCCATTCAGCAACCCAGCCATTACACCCTAGGGCTTAATTATTATCTACCCCGACAATTACAACGTCATTGCTTACCACTTCCCAATGTAATTTGGAAAGGCGTATGGCAACACTTGTATCATATGTGTTCCTGCCTATAGCAATATACACTTTAGCATCATCATCATAGTTTTTTAAAACGTCAATCAATTCACTTACTGTCATTTTACTTACTCCTTTGTTACACTTTAGGGCTTAATCTTTATTGACGATTTTTACGATTCGTCTACCACAGTAAGGGCAAAAAACGAAATGCCCTCTATAATCGGCGTACTTGGCTTTGCATTTTTTGCACTGATGTAGTTCAACTAAACCGCCTAAACCGTCTGCTATGTCATATCCAAGCACTTTAACAGTTGTTTCTTGCTCTTCCATTTCTTCACCTCTTAATTTAAATCAATGTAACACCAGCGAATAACGGCATCTTCAAAGCATACGAACTCGCAGTCAAAGCTTTCTCTAGCGATTATGTCGCATTGCCTGTAGCCAATAAATATGTCTCCTTTTGACGATTCTCCGACTTTGATTTCAAAAATACAGAGTTTATTTTCGCTCGGCATAACATCATTACCATGCCATTCGCCACATATAGGTTTGTTATTCATTTTCTTACCCCCTAAACTTTTTGTGAGTTGTTGCGGTTTTTTATTCCACTTTCTACCCACTCATTAAAACAATTCTTGCAGCAGAACCCTTTATTGTTGGTGTAAAAAACTGTAATATCTTCTATCCTTGCACCACAAATATTGCAAATGAAATACCAGCCGTGGTCTAACAATTCCTCAATAGGAATTTCGTCAGCATCCTCGTATTTGTCTGCCCAAGGCAAGCGTCGCACTCTAATATCCTTGTAATGGACTCCACTATACATGCTGAAATATTGTTTCGCTTTACCTGTCGTTTCAGCGAATGTTATTTTTTCTGATAAATCGTTAATGTCATAGTCTGCTGCATTGGCAAAAACATATGCTTTACATTTCATGCTATATCACCACCTCTCAATGCCCACTCCTTACAAGAGATTTTTGCGCAAAACAACGTCTCCTTCCTATGCCCACAGGACACCATTGTGTTTGTACCTACCTAAGCCAAAGACTTCTATAAACGCTTTATGCAAGTCGTATGTCTTGCCATATGCAGTAATTACAGGATTATAGTTCTCTGGCAATGTAATATCTTTCAACGCATGATAAATTACGCTAGATTGTTTTTGATTAAACTCAGCACCACAATCGCAAGCAAAGAGAAAATCAGCTATTTCATCTGGTACTTTTTCTTCAACTTCTTCTATAAATACGTTATCTTTATCTGAGAAAGGCGGTGTAATAGCAGCTATAAGTGCTGTTTTAACGCCGTATGCTTCCGCAACTGCCAACCGATAGCGGAGCAATGCACCATAACCAAAACCATATTCGACGGTTCTACGTTTATCACTTAATGTTACACTCATCTATTAATTCCCTCCTTCTTACCCACTTTTTGGCAAACAACCGGATATAATGTAAATACCTGCTATCAGTCAACGGCTCAACGCTTTTACGTTGTGGTGCTTTTTTAATCACCTTGAATTCATTGCTTTCGACGATTAATCCAGCATCTTTTTCCTTGCATACACGTAAGACTTCTTCTTTGTGCTTAGCGTAAAGCTCCATCGGCATACAATAGTAGAAACCTCTTACATCTGGAAAGTTGTGATATAAGGTTTTCTGTTGGTCTGCTCTGAAATCAGCAATACTCAGCTTTATCTCGACTTCGTATAGATATCTGTCTTTAGTGATATACAGGAAATCCGCCTCGTATTCAAAACTGCAATACATTTTATGTTTATCTTGCATGATTTTTGCAATTACCCATTCACCATCCGCTTTGTATTGCGACATTATAATGTTTGGACCGCAATCAAGCCCTCTCTTGATGCCGTAGTGCCGCCCTAAGCGCAAGCTAAGACTATCTTCTGTATATTTATAATCACCATAATTCATTTAAAGCCTCCTATAGCTCATACTCCACGCCCATTGCCGTAGCCACGGCAGGGAGTGCAGCTTCTGCTTCTTGTTTAGTTCTAAATACCCAGCCTTTGTCTAATGCAGCAATCTGCCAAGGAAACCCGGCCCAATTCCATTTGGTAACATACCAAACGCCTTTATGTGGGCAAAATCGTGAGTTATATTCATGTGTTGTGAAGCTAAATGTATAAACATCAGTGCCTTTCTTCGGCTTCCACGGAAGCTTGACGATTTCCATTTTGCCTTTCAGCAAGCTGTTTAATGCTCCGTTGTCGAACCATTTCGTTTTCTGACCATCAACAGTAGTTAATTCTAGCCCATTATCGGTAAGCTTATAAGTCAATCCGTCATAACCCTTAATTTTAAATTCTTCGCCCAGCTCCACGCCGAGCATCTTAGCGATTTCTGGAATTAAGTTTTTGCTCATTATTCTTGCTCCTTCCGTTTCATTTTTGCATTCATCGCATTCATCGCAAAAAAAGCCTATATATATAAGATACGCCATAAGCGGCGTAACAATTAGACCAAGGATAGTGAATATTTCGTCGTCGGTTCCAGCGGTCAATAATAATTCTGCCATGTTATCACTCCTTTTCTGCAGCTTTACTAGCCTTTAAAATTTTCTCAATCAGCTTATCCACAGCCTTGTCTGCAAATTCGCCTGTAGCTTTGATGTTGGCAGGTGTTATATGTTCCGCAGCATACATAGCGTATATTTCCTTTTCTGTTGGAAGAAATACCCCCAAAGTATCTAAAAGCAAAGCCATACAAATAAGTAATTTAACTGCCTTAACGGATTCTTTATTTTTACAATCACCCGTCAAGACTGCCATTACAGCCACTACGGCATATACGGTTGCCAAGAACCCCACTACGCAGCAAAAGGCCTGTATTATGTCTATTCTTCCGGCACAATAAATAAGCCATGGACTAATTATTGGCTCATTCATTACTCTTCCTCCTCGTCACCGCAGCAAAAGGCCAGGCTGTCACCAATGCTTCTAATGGTTCTGCCCAGGATTTTACAAGTGCTTTTCAGCCAATCAGCCGTGCGTCCTTCTAAAACCTTGTCCATTTCTTCGTCTGACAAGTCGGAAAAACAAACGCTTTCCCAACGCTTGCCACGCTTAACACGGAAATACATTCCGTCTAAATCTCTATTCATTTTCTTCCTCCTTTTCAATCGCCGCGCGGATAACAGCCATAGCCTTATACAGATAATCAGTATCGCCGGAGCAAAGCCATTCTTCCAGCTCTGCATTAACAGCCTTGATAAGCTGATTTTCTCTCAACTTGTCGACAGCCTCGTTCGTGCTGATGCACGCCATTTCCTCGTTATCGTAAAGCAATTCGCTCACGGGGATATTTAACACGCTTGACATTTTGGCACGCTTCTCAAAAGGAATATGCTCAGTTCCGCCGGTTTCGTAGCGGAAAACATCAAGCGGCAGAATGCCCAGCACAACGCTCAACGATGTCTGCGTCATTCCCTTATTTTTTCTTGCTTCTCTGATAACCTCACCGATTTGCTTTGCATCCATGTTCTTCAACCTCCTTTAGTCTTTCACCGATAGCACGTGCCACATTAACAGTAACGCCGTTTCCTGCTTGCTTATACAGTTGGGTATCGCTTATGCCTGCTGCCCTTGCCTTGTCAAAATATTCATCCGGGAAGCCTTGTAAACGCCAGCACTCACGCGGAGTTAATCGGCGAATACGGATATTTTCGTCAAGCAGCGCTACACCGTGTCTGTCCTGCGCTGTTAAAGTAAAGCTAGGCTCGCCCGGCTCTTTTATTCGTCTGCCGTTCTGCCGTTTCTCTTCTCGGTCTGGCGTTAGCACCGCACAGCAGGTCTGCTTACGTGTCAAATTGTTTCTGCAATCAGTGTCAACAGTCGGAGTTACATCAATCTGCTTTTGCAGTTCCTGTCCTCTGATACTCATGCATACTTGTAACGGCGTTGATTTCGCCACTGTCAGTGCAGGTGCAAGGCCTTGGGCTGAATACACATTCCCGCCTTGCCCATGCCCGCAAGGATTAGTATTGCCAACACACATAACAGCATACAAGCCTGTTTTACCGCCCTGCCCACCGCTCTCACCTTTAAGCGTTCTCGCTAATCCACTGCCGTCATAGATTCTTTGAGCATCAGCAACTCCTTGTGTTATCTCGTTGAGTTCGCAAGGATTCTCGCCGTCTGTTCGTCTGAGAGGAAATACTTCCCGTCCACGGATGTTTCCAAGATATCCGACAATGAACACGCGCTCCCTGTTTTGGGGAACGCCGTAGTCTTTGCTGTTGAGAGTGTCCCATTGGAGAGAATACCCGTGCCCCCCCACTTCACACAGCAGCCGCGCGAAATCAAATCCGTTTCCAATGCTAAGTAAATTCTTAACATTTTCAATGAGTAGCCATCGAGGTCTATCTTCTTTCCTGCGTCCGGCAAGCAGTCGCATAATTTCGTAAAACAATCCGCTTCGCTCACCTTCCTGCAGGCCTTTTTGCTTGCCTGCGACGCTGATGTCTTGGCACGGGAAGCCGAAGCACCAGAGGTCGGCGACTGGTACGTCATAAGGCTTAACTGTTCGTACATCGTGGTTTTCCCACTCTCCTTCCGTATCGTACATAGCTTTATACGCCGTCCTGGCGTACTTATCAAACTCACAGAAGCCGACACATTTATGCCCGGCTTGCTCTAAGCCTAAGCGAATACCGCCGATTCCTGCGAAAAAATCTACAAAGTTCATTTCTTTCTCTCCCTCGCCCCGCACTTCTGCGGCGTATTCTCGCACCGCTTGCAAGGCCTGTCGCACTCACAGCAGCATACGTGGCAAACCTCGCTTCTTACGCAGCCGGGGAACGGAAAAGGGCAAACATATTTATTTTTCAGCTTTTTCGTGATTATCGGCTCTGTATCTTTCAAAAAATTTTCGGCAGGCTTTTGAGATATAGCCTTACTTTTGTTAGTTGCCTGCCGTCTAGTTTGCGCAAGGCTCATGATTTTGTGCTTGCACTCCTTGCCACCGCAGCTCATTCCTTGTCGCCGGGCAAGGTTAGATACATCTCTGTAACATTCTGTGCCGCATTCGCAAAGGCATTTTGCAACCGAAACCTTCTTTTTAGGTCTGATGCTGATAACGCCTGGAGGATAAATTTCAAGCACTGTCAGCATACCTATTTTCTGCCCTAGTAGATAGCTCCAATCCTTATTCTGCATTAAACCGACTTCCTTTCGCTTTACTTTAACCAAATCGTGCCATAGCATGATGAGCATCTAAACGCCCATTTTACAGCACCTTTTCTGTCTACAATCTTTGCACCGTAGACAAGCTTTATTTTTTCCTGCTTGCAATGAGGGTAGCATTGCTTGCCTTCGGCTGTTGTTCCAAGTAAATATTTCACTGTTGCCCCTCCGTTACAGCCAGAAATTTTAACACTCTGCCTGTATTACTGATTCTGTATTCTTCCAAATCATCACGCTTTAGGTACTGCCTTCCGTATAGTGCTTTCATATTCTCCCATACAAGGAACGGCACATTGTAAAAATCTGTCAGACTAAACGATACCAGGATAAAGCACCTTGCTCCTAAAAAATGATGAACCTTCAGGTATTCAAGCTGGTGCGGTTCAAGTCTGCTTCGCAGCATCTTGTCGCCGTCGGTGTGCTTCGCTTCAAAGCACACCGCTAAACCACCTCTAAGCGTCCCCTTGTAGTCGACGCCGCTTTTCTTTGCATAATTCGCAATGAACTGTCCATGCGCTCCATAAGGGCGGATATAATGTACAGGTTCGCTCTGCTTCTCAATCTTTGCAATGCCATGTTCCTCATAATACTGGCATCCTGCGTCAATCATCTTTTCAAAGAATGAACCGCTTGCCTTGCTACGCTTGCCTACAAGGATGTTTTTAAGCTGATTCATGTTTCTTGTACCCCTTGAATTTCATTCTGCTGAAAGCGTACCTCAGATAAGCTAAGTCCTGAAGCACATCAATGTACTCAATCTTATCAACATACACCTTGCTTCTGCCCCACGTGCTAATCAGCTTCATGCTAGGATTGTAGGTCTGGTGATATATCATTTTGTACAAAAAGCAATATTCGCTGCAAATCTTCTTAAAGTCATCTTTCTTTAATTCGATTTCAGTGAACGCCAGCTTACGCAAGCGGTTAACTTCGTCTTTAATCTTCATGCTACACCTCGCTTAAAACGGAATTTCCTCATTAAAAGGTACTGCGCTGCCAAAACCTTGGAAGTCCTGGCTTTCTTCTCCCGGTGTCTGTTGGGATTCGCCGCCTTGCTCTCTACGCTCAATGAATTCAAAGTGCTCTGCGATAACCTCGGTTACATATTTCTTTTGACCGTCTTTAGCTTCATAATTGCGAATTTGCAGTCTGCCTTCAACTAACACACGCTGTCCCTTGCTAAGATAGTTGCCACAGGTTTCAGCCTGTTTACCCCAGATAACAACAGGGATAAAGTCCGCTTCACGCTGTTTGTCTTTGGAATAAGGTCTGTCAACCGCAAGCGTAAACTGAGCAACAACCTTGTTTGTAGGAGTGTATCTTACCTCCGGGTCTTTTGTTAGTCTTCCTAATAAAATGATTTTGTTCATGCTTTTTGTTCCTTTCTCTTTAACGGATTGTCCTGGCAGAAAATTTCGCCGCCTTCTTTTTTGATTTTTGCTTTGATTTCGGCAATAGCTTTATGCAGATAATAAACCTCACCGCTGTCATGATACATATTGATATAGAAATTTACTATTGTAGTAAAATATCTCTTATCTTTATCACGATTTGCACTTTCAGTGATTCTCGTAAGCTCTTTAGCGTCCATAATTCCCTCCTATAATCCTAATAACTTGTTGGTAGCAGCAAAGCCTTCTGCAACCTTCTTCCTGCGTCTGCTTGCGTGTGTAACCTCTACCGGGTGGCACATCTGCAAAATGCGGTCATAGATTCTTGTTTCCGTTATCGTCTGCGGCTTTTTGATTGCGTCAATCGGCAAATTTGTTGTAATGATTGTAGGCAATCCGCTCCGGCAACGGCTGTCGATGATCTGGAACACCAGCTCCTGAGCAAACTCCGTGCGCCGTTCTGCTCCTAAATCGTCAAGCACTAACAACTCAAATTGATTAAATCCGTCAAGATATGCTTGCTTTTGTTCCGTTCCCCACAAGGTATTGAACACTCTGCCAAAATTAGTCATTAAGCAAGCTACACCTTTATCAATCAGTGCATTGACAACACACGCAGCGGCGAACGTCTTTCCACTTCCGGAATTTCCATAAAGCAGCAATCCTTTGTGCATCCTGCGAAAATCATCGTAGTGCTCAACGAAATTCTTCATTGCTCGCATCGTCCGCTCGTCTGCGCCGTCATCATGGCTGAAAGTCTGTGCCTGAAGCTCACGCTCCGGGAAGCCAGCTTTTCTAAGCTCTTGCACCCTAGCAAGTCGCTTTTCATGCTCCTCACGTTCACGCTCTGCCTGAAGCTCTTCCGCTCTGCACTTGCAGATACAGGTTACAGTTCGTTCAACACCAAACAAGAAACCTCTGCATTGCTTCGGCGTATGGCATTTACCACACATAAGCAATCCGTTTTCGTAATAATCGTTTTCGTTTTGCTTATTAAGCTGTGCAGCATTTTCAGCAATGTGATTTACAGCAAGTGTAATCGAATTCTGAACTTCATTCGCATTCATGCTATCACCTCACTAAAAATATTTGTCCAGGTCTGTTTGGTCATCCGGCGGTTTAAAATCATCCGGCGGTTTCTTTGGCTTTTGATTGTCACCGCTCGCAAGGTTTCTTGCAACTCCCTCACAATAGGCTATTGACTTCTTGCCTTGCTGTGCTGTTATTGTTACCGCTTGCATGGCTATTAGCTCGCCGTGCTCCTTAGAAATAGCCTGTAACCGCTCTGCAATATATGGCGTTATCGGCGTAACATTTTGATTCCAAAAGCCAACAGGATTATTATCGCTCGTAACATTTTCGTAACTGTTACACGTAACAACAGAATTTTCATTGCAACAACCACTACTAAAGTTGTTGTTGTTACTCTTACTCTTATTCTCTTTCTTATTCTTACTCTTATTCTTATCCGTAACATCTGTGTTTGTTACATCGTTGTTACACGTAACATCTTCGTAACATTCCGTAACATCTGTGTTTGTTACATCGTTGTTACACGTAACATCTTCGTAACATTCCGTAACATCTGTGTTTGTTACATCGTTGTTACACGTTTTGGATTGTTTTTCGCGCTGCCTTTTAACTCTCATTGCTTCCTTGCAGCGTTCACGCTCCTTAAGCTTTGAAAGCTCTTCGGCGTTCTGATGCTCACTCCAGCCTACAATATAGATATATCCGTTGTCCTCTATATCAATCATGTTGTACTGCCGAAATACTTCTAAAGCAGTTTCCGCAATTTTAGGCTTAAAACCACCAACAGCAGCTAAGGTTTTAGGTGTATACGCTACACCTTCGGTAGCGTATACATAACCACCATCGTTTTTTTTACGAGCTAAAGCTAACAAGAAGAACCACATTAATGCCAGGCTATCACCAATCTTCGTATCAGCACGAAGTATCTTGATTTTTTCGCTGTCGAACACATCAGCGCTAACCTTGAACCAGCTCTCCATGTTTCCCTCCTACAATAACTTCTTCCATAACGGCTTCCGTCTAAGTAGCCTTACATATTTCATAAGCACTTTCTTTCTCATAAGTAATCCCTTCCGGCTGTTCCGAATATCACATGATGCCGTTCGAGGTTGCAGTTTGTACCGCACATAAAGCACTCCTTGTCACTCTGTAATATGCTTTTCTTGCTCATTTTTTTCGCTTTCTGGTGTCTTAAACACAGCATTCGCATTATTAGCAACAACATTAAGAGGCTTAGCATTAGCAGCTTCTTCAATTTCTGCTGCGCTAAAATCTTCTTGCTGTTCTTTCATCTCGGGTATTTCTGCCTGTGCTGCTTCTATCAGCTCTAAGCGTTCCCTTATTGCGTTATGCGCTAAACTATAATTTGGAGCTTGAAGCAGTTGCTCTAACTGTTCGTATGTCAGCTCTACAATATCGGTCATTCCGTTACGTGTAAGCACATAAGCTTTTCCATATTCAAGCTTAACGAATTTATTTTCCGTGATTTCTACACCACTATCACACCATTGACGAATCTTTTTGCCGATCTGCGGAGTAATTACTTCACACCAATCAACAAATAATCCGGTTCTGTCTTTTGTAGCAGCGGCCATATGACGCTCAACACTAATGTCAAACATTACTGTAAATTCATATTCTAAGCCGTCTCGCTGAATAGGAGCTAATCCCATTTTTATCGGCATTTTTTTGCCTTTTTCATTCTCTACAATCTCATATGCCTGCTTGCTTCTCATGCAAACAATTACGTCCATTTTTGCTTGGAGAATTGCGTCAACAAGCTTATTTTGCTTCGGAGTAGCGTCCTTCCATGCAGTAAAGCTATTACCGCTTCTTGTTGTCGCCGCTTTCTTATCAACAAAATCAAGAACGCCGCCTTCACCTGCCCACGCATGAGATAAACTGTCAATAATCAACACGTTATATCCTGCTTGCTCTGCCTCATGGATGTAATCAATGTACTTTTCCGGTGTAAAGGGTGCTGACATCGGAGCTACATCGTACTCGCACAGATTACTGTACAGCTCACCGCTGCCGTTTTCCGTATCTATCATTGCAATCTTATCACCTAATCCTTGCGCCAACTGCAATGCGCTGTAGGTTTTACCGCTGCCACTAACACCGGTAATAGCAATTTTCAAAAACGCTTTTTTGCGTTCAGCCTTTTTAAACAGTCCCATAATTCACTACTCCTTATTTGCCCGGTCAATTTTGTACGCTTCTTCGTACTCTTTGATGCTATTCAGAATTCTTTCGCAGTTTGATTTCATAAGCATTGCGGCTTTGTGAAATTCCTCATCGTTTTTGCCAAGCCCGGCAAAATCGGTAAAGTTAGCTGTCTCAACGTCAAAACATAAGCCGTATCTTGCGTCAGTCAATGCGTTCATATAACTTCACCTTCCTTAACCAGCTCTTCAAGTCTGCTATGAAGCTCAAGAGTTGTTTCAGCATCCCAGTGACAGCATTCACAATAACTGCCAACTTTAGGATATGTTTGCATATTTACCGACAAGCTGTTAACGTTATAGCTTAACACATCACCTTCACGCACAGCCTGTTTTTCCTGGTGGTATCCATAATGTTGATACTTACATTTGCCATCCCTGGTACAGTGTGAGCAAGTTTTGAAATCTTGCAGCCATTGTTCTTTCGTCTGCTTGTGCTCACCATGCTTCCTTTTTCTGAAAGCCTCAAATCCTTCCATGCTAAGTCCGCTGCGGGCTAACACGGCGTTAACCTGTTCATTAGTTACCATATACATCCTCCTTCTGAATTCCGAAACCAAGCTTTAAATCAGCATAGGCTTTAACCACTCTGCCTTGTGCAGTTGTATAGCCTTTTAGCTGAAGCTCTTTGTTCCATTCCCTTATAAGCGAGTAGCCTTTTCCAACGCCTACGCCTAAAAGGTTGGCAATATCTTTAGCTGTGTAGAATCTGCTTTCCATGTTTGACAACCTCTTTTCCGTATGCTATACTATATATGACCTATTTTTTAAACCGATTTCCTTTCGACTCTATTTATAGGTTAAAGGCTCTCTATTAGCGTGGGGGGTCTTTTCTTTTTGTTCTTCTTCGATTCCAATCAATACAAGCAAAGCCTGTGCACCTTCCCGGCACTCTTTTAAAAGACTGTCGCCGAGGTGCTTTTTTTGTACTGTTTTCGCTACCATTTGCGGAAACAACTCAACCACTTCTCCGACTTCTTTTTGCGCCCTCAACATATTCACCGCTAAATCATCAGCAGGAGGAATAAGTCCAAAAACGTCGCAGAACACAATGTTATTTTGCAGGTGCTGTACACGTAACCACGGTGTACGATAGAGTTTTGCCATTGCTAGTGCAATAACATCAGGGCATTGCCGCCAGTTAATCTCATAATCTTTCAAGCAGCTAGAAGAAATACCTAGTTTTTCTGCCGCCTTAACGCGGTTCAAACCTGCATATTCTCTAGCAGTTTTGTAGATATTAGTTTGAGTTTCAGACATCTTAAAAAAACTCCTTTATGGTATAATACAAGTATGGCAGTTAACCAATCGTTATAAATCTGCCATCATTGATTCTTCACTGTGTAGTAATTAACAGTGACTACATCTCCAGGCTGGAGATAACGGCGGTTGGCGGTCAGATGCTGGTTGTCTTTGCTCACGTTATACCAAAATTCATCGAAGCACATTCTTGTTTTGTTAAGCAGAAAATACTTATCAGCGATTCCATACATTGTTTCGCCTTCCTGTACAACGTGTGTAATTGTATGCCTTTGCACCTGGCTGTCCGAAAATCCGCCAACTAAACTAAGGCAAAACCATGTCGCTGCAATCAAGCAGCAGACTTTGAATGTCTTAACTAACATTCTTTATCACTCCTTTGTAGTAATTTCCAGCTTTTCTACTACCGTTAAGATTTTGTAATTTCCATGACGATAGCAAGCCCAAAAGCACTTACATGCTTCAGTCTCGTTTCTTTCGGTAAAAATATCAAGTTTTACCTTGCCAGTTTCCAAACTTAAAAAAACTACTACCCAATCTTTACATTTATACATCTCTTCATCACTCCTTTACGCTTCCAAAAAGTAATCAACGCTTACGCCGAAGTATTCGGCGAGTTTTTGCAACGCTTCAACATTAGGTTTGTTTCTGCCATTTTTCCAAGTTGAAAAAGCTGAATTGCTAAGTCCGGTTGCCTTCGCAACTTGATAAGCAGTAACATTGTTTTTCTGCATTAATTCAGCAATTTTTCTATACATTTCAGCACTCCTTTCTTGACGTTCAATTTTGAACGTGATATACTTTAATTGACAAATGTAAAATACTTAAAATTATTTTACGGCTTTAAAGTATTTTTGTTTTACATCTTAGTAATATTATAACATAATGTGTTAGAGTTGTAAAGTAGTTTTGTTTTGCTTTTGTAAAATATTTTTTCGAGGTATCGAATGTACGAAAAATTTGAAGCTCTTCTAAAAGAACACAATACAACAGCATACCAAGTTGCTAAAGCAACTGGTATCAGCAACTCAACATTTTCTTTATGGAAAAGTGGTCGTTCTGAGCCAAAAGTAGCGACCATACAAGCTATTGCTAATTACTTTGGCATTCCTGCTGGTTACTTTTATGAAGATAAAGACTACGCTCTCGGTGTAACAGAACAACAAGCAAAGTCCCTCGGCATAGACACCGAAGCAGTAAAGCATCAGCTCAACGCCCAGCTTCTCGATGAACAGGCTATTGAGATTGCTAAACAGATTCAGAAGCTCGATGACACCCAAAAGATGGCTATCGAGCAAATTATAAAAGGGCTGTTGCAAGGCAAAGGCAAGGCCTGACTTCCCCTTCGCCAGCATGGCATAATACCTTGCAATCTAAAGGAAGGAGGTTAAAACGAAGTCGATGTCATACCACTAACGAGTATGCACAGCTGATTCGACAATTACCAACAGAGCATGTGTATTTCCTGCTACTCTGCATAGAAATTGCCAACCAACTGGTTGCAAAAAAAGCAAGCTGAAACTGTAAAATGCGGACTTAATGATTCAACTTGATGTTAGGGGGATTCCTTTTAGGGAGTCATTTGTAGAAGAACTACAGCGATAAGAGGGCGCATATGTCCGTCCTCTTTTTCGTGTGTATAGAAAGAAAGGAAGTCGGTATTAATGAAAGAGTTTCCGATAACCACCGAACAAATGTCATTATTTGGTGAAGTAGTTCCTTTTAATAAACATAATGCGGCAATTCTTCTTTATAAAAGATACTCTCCAAACAGAATGTATTGTATTGCATGGGGAAATAATGATTATTATGTCTTTGATACCTGTTCAAATCGTCTTCTGGCAAAAGGTCACCGCTGCATAGAGCTTTTTGATGCTTATATAGCTAACAATGGTTCATTTTTGCTAGAAGAATGGCTTGATAGAACGACGCTTTCCTCAAGGGTTACGATTAAATCTATTCTCGGCAATACAGTATACAAGCAGGAATTTCCTATAAATATTTTAGGTTCTACTCTATCAGAAAATGGACTGTTCGCATCTGTCCAACTATGTGGTGGTTCTGGACCGTTTGCAAATAACCTTGTTATTATCGACTTACGAACAGAATCAAGGCTTGCTGCTACATTCCCTATTCAACCAGATGTAAACGGAGTAGCATCTTTTGATAGTGAAAACGACACGGTTTCTTTGAGCTTTAACAATTGCAAAGAATATAGATACAGCATAACAGGTACTTTTATTGATAAAGAGAAATACATGGTTTATGCAGAATCTAAATACACAGGAGCAAAAGCATTTCAAGCTGCTAAAAAGCACTATGCTAATATATCAAGCACAAACATAGCTGATTATAAAAATGTTCTTGACCTTATAAACCGCTCACTGCTAGATATACTTTCTGTACCTATGAGAGCAAATGTATATAGGCTTCTAGGTGATATTCAGCTAAAATGCGGAAATAAAGCAATAGCTATCAACGCTTATAAAACAGCGTTATCAATCAACCCAAAAGTTGGTGTAAAAACACTACTTAAAAATTTAGCAAAGGAATGAGCTTGTATCATGAAAAAGCTAACAGTATTATTACTATTCCTACTCTGCTTCTGTTCATCAGCTTTTGCCACTAATTGGCAGTGGGTATGCTCTACAAGTGAAATTACTGTTTCGATTGACACTGACACCATTGCAAAAATCGGCAGCGCATATACATCATGGATTAAAGTTGTGCCTTTAGAATATGCACAGCGAACTATATATGGTGAAAAGGCAGCCATGATATTGGAACAATATAGTTACACAAAAACAGACCTTGGCGCAGATTGTAAAAGGTTACAAGCAGTTTATTACAACAAAAGCGGTAACGTAATATATCACAATACAGAACGTCAAAACTGGAGTAGTTTAATACCAAACTCCGTTGGCGAAATAGTTTATAAAAAAACAGTTGAACTAGCTAATGCGAATACAAAAAGCGCAGAAGCAAAATAATAGGCTATTTCCTAGCCTGTTAAAAAAAATCACTAGCAGGCATAAAGCCTGCTTTTGTGCTTTTTGAAATAAAAAAGGCTTGAAAAACAGTCTGAACATAAAATCCCAGGTTGCTTTTCAAGCCATTGTTTTTATACAGTTTATATTATTATTTTTGTAGATTAAAAATCTTATCAGAGCTTCATATTTAGCTTATATGAGCATTTAATTTTTACTAATATAAATATAAGTAGAAGCCTTGAAAAGTCGCGTATAAGCTAAATACTAAAGAGATTTTTTTGCATTTTTTGGCAAAAATTACATGAAAGGAGCTGCAAAACATGACAGTAACAAAAAATCTGAAAACAGGAAAATGGGACTGTGCTTTTTGGTATAAGGATTGGCAAGGCGCACGCAAACATACAACAAAAAGAGGCTTTGACAAAAAGCGCGATGCTGAAAAATACGAAAGCGACATGAGAAACAAAACTCATACACATGATCCGAAATTCAGCGAAGTTATTGCAGCATACCGGGAAGAGCTGGACAGCAAACTAAAGCTAGGAGAATTAAAGCAATCGACTGTTGACGGAAAAATCCAGGCATTGGAATATTACGTTCTCCCCTTCTTCGAGAATATGAACGTCGATAAAGTTACTCCGCTTCAAGTTATGCGTTGGCTTGCACTTCAAAACGAGAAATCAGAAAAAGAACGTCTTTCAAGCAGACTGCTAAACCGCATTCGCTCAGAACTAAATCAGGTCTTTGAATTCTCGAAAAGAAACTTCGGGACAAAAAATAACCCTGTCACTCTAACCGACAGGGTAAAGCCATATTCAAACGATACACGTGCGAAGTTATGGACAGTTGAACAGTATAAGGTTTTCTATGATGACATTGAGATAGCTTCACATAGAGTGCTATTCAATATCATCTTTTGGGCAGGCTTGCGAATAGGTGAAGTTTTGGCACTAAAAATCGAGGATATATCTCCATATAAAATTCACGTTGACAAATCACTCATGAGGATAAACAATAAAGACGAATACGTCATCAGCACAACCAAGACAAGAAGTTCCGTTCGTAATGTTGAGATACCGAAATACCTCTATCATCAAATCATGGACTACATAAGCACCCTTTACAAGGTCAAAGCCGAAGATTATATCTTTTACGGCATAAAGCCGACGGCTATCAGAACATATATGCGCTATCACTGCATTAAGTTAGGCTTGCCAAGAATCAGCCCTCATATTCTCCGGCACAGCTATGCTTCCATGCTTTACGCAACTACCGGAGATATTTTGGCAGTCGCTGAACAGATTGGTCACGCAGATACAAATACAACCTTTAAATTTTATGCTCACATGATGCCTGAAGCTAATAGAAAGGCTGTCGACAAATTGGAGAGCTTAACTGTGGATAACTTGCCCCAAAATAGCGAATTTTAATTTTTGGAACTCATTTTGAACTCATTCAATAAAAAAAGAACCGCCAAACCCCATGAATACTAGGGTTTGGCGGTTTTTGTTTATAGTCCCTTTTACTGATTTTACCAAATCAGCCACTTTTTTGCAAGTGTTTTTTTTACTGCATAGTGAATATCTTTGCGCTTATTTTTTTCATTTTTTCAGTTGCTTTTATTTTGGAACTCATTTGGAACTCACAAGCAAAAAAGCAGGCTGACTAAACCTGCTTCTTTGTAGCCGTATGTAATAAGAAGATAATTGAGATACCGAAATGGAAACAAATTCAAACCAAACCACACATATATTATAGCATATGCTTACAGCAGGTGCAAATAATATAATTATTGTCTTTCCTTTGCTCTCATTTGAGCTACCCATAAGTCAAGCACTTTTCCGCTAGGAGCATCAGGATCACACATATAAGCTTTAGCAATCTTAACGAGTGTTCCGGTATCGCCGCTGAAAGCTGCGCCATAATCACTATACACCATGTTCAGCACATAATACCAATCAGCTTTATGCTTGATATTATGTTGCTCTGCTAGTTGATTGGTCTGCTCATACGTCCAATGCTCACCATTAGTGCCATCTGTGTTCTGCATCTTGCTAACAGCCAACTTTGCGAGTGCTTCATCGAAATGAGGACCATAAGCTACACAGTGCAAGTCATACAACGTGCGATAAAAAAGGTCTGGGCAATGCATCTTAAGCTTTTCTAATGCGCTACAAACAATTTCTTCCATTGCTCTCTCTTTTGTATCATCACCTATGATCTTGTTCCAATAGTCTTTATAGGAGTGCATAACTACACCTCCTTATGCAAGCTTAACAACACTGATAGCTGCCCTGTTAATTGTTGCCGCTGCCGTTGCCTGTACCTGCAAGCTGGTTGTGTTGTTTACTGCACAGCAAGAAGGACGAACACGAATCAGCGTTGTAAAGGAAACATTTACAGCCGTGTCAGCCGCACCAGTAACAACACTTTCAGCACCATTAATCACAGAAGATGTGCTTTCTGTGGTACTAAGAAGCTGCAAGCCAACATTGCCAGCAGCAGCAGGAATAACATCAGCATTTACACTAACAAGGTACAAGCCACGAATAAGGCTAACACTAGAGCTACCAGCAGGATGCTTAATAGCAACGCCAGTCAGAAGATTATTTATAGGAAAGCTAACAAAAGCATTAGCTGCAACAGACTGAGCAGCAACAGCAGCAGCGTTCAAAGAAGATTTTTCGTAGCAAATCATTTATTTTCACCTCTTTACACGATAAAGGTATTTTCTCGATACCTTTAAAATTTATCTTTTTTTAAAGCAATAGGGACGGCTTGCACCGTCCCTAATACAGTGCAGTTAATGCACATAACTTATTTTTAGCCTACATTATAAGCGCAACCACAAGCACCAGCTACATTGGCAGCGACACTTTGATACGGACTAGATGTAATATAAGCAGGTTGCGGATAAGGTCTCAACGTGCCGATAAGGTTAGCACTCTGCGCCTGTTGAGATAACTGGAAATTAGCTGTCTGCAAATCTCTGTCACGATCTGCCAACTTGTCGCGAAGGTCTTGAATCTGGTTAGCTACCATAATTGCTCTGGTTTTTTCACCATCTTCCTTCACAGCGTTCACGATAGCGCATGTATTTTGTGCATTTTCGTAGCGTACTGCGTCGATGTTGCGGTTTGTTTCATAGCCAAGAGTAGCAATAGCCTGTTTTTGTTCGCAGCAGCACTGTTGAGCGGCGAAACGATTTTGTGCAATCTCGCTGCCAAGCTGATAACCAGTCTGCATAATATCACGCTGAACACCGTTAAAACCATTCAGCATAGTGCTGTTCTGAGCGTAAAACCCATCACACAAGCCATTCTGAACACCACGGATGCCGTCTTTAATATCCTGCATAGAAAACTGGTCTGCAATCTGGTCACGAGTCATAGAACCGTTTGCAAAAATTTCAGCACCCATGTTACCGCGATTATTCCAGTTACCGCCCCAGCCGCCCATCATAGCGAAAAGAACGATAATCCACATAAACCACATACCGCCACCCCAGCAGTCACCATAACCATTGTTTCGATTCATGTCCATTACAGGGACAATGTTTGCACCTTCCATGTTTTTTTTCACCTCCGTAAAAATCTATCTAAAGCTTCATTACGCGCTTATTGAAGCCTTAAACCAAATTGACTTAAAAATTGATTAAGTTGTTCATCGTTCATGCCTTTTTGTTTGGCAAGATTCCTCACAAGAGTTTGCATTTGCTCTGGCGATTTTCCTTGCCCCATCTGCATTGCCCTACTCATCAGCGGATTTTGTCCTGCTAGCTGTTGCATTACTCCCATTGGATTTCCTGCCTGCTGTACAATCTGCATTATCTGGAATATGTTCATCATTTGTCATTCCTCCAATCTGCTCTTCGAGCTTCTCAATGCGTCTTTGCAATGCTAACACTGTGTTATTGTCAGCATATGCAGGAGCTTGCATACCGCCGTCCTGCTGGAGCTGATAAACTCTAAAAACCGGTAAGCCGTCCATACCAATAAGCTTTTCATAAATCTTGCCCTCTGCAGGAGCAGGAAAATATGTGCTTGTTCCGTCAAGGTCAACTTGCGCTGCTCGTGCTTCTTCAATGCTTGTAACAGGTCTGCCTTTAATTTGTACAGGCGGATAAGCATTCGGCTGTACAGGTGGCATTATTGTCGGCATTGGTTGTTGATACATTTGTTGTTGCTGTTGCAGATTAGCTAACCTCTGCTGCATCTGCTGTGTAGCTCCATAAGGATTGTAATAATTTCCGTACATCTTTATCACCTCACCTATATTTTAAGTGGTAGCAATAAAAGCAATCCCTAAAGCTAAAGACATATTCTCCTATACATTCGGACATAATTTAGACACGATTCAGGCAGCAAAAAATGAGCAAAAAAAAATAATCCCCATTAAGAAAAGCTTTTATACTTCTCTTAATGGGGATTACTTCATTTAGAAAGCACTCGATTAATAGCCTTATACGCAGTGCTTATTTCTCTGTCAACAGTTTTAGTGGAGATGTTCAGCTCCATTGCGATTTGGTAATTCATTTTGCCGTCAACAAATTTCATCTCACAGATTTTCATTTGCCGTGGCGTTATCTTCGCTTCTTGAAGCACTGCATAAAATGAGCGGCGCGAGCTTTCGGTCATCCATATTCTCGCGCTTTTTAGCAGCTCTCTCATTAAATCACCTTTTCAGTACGTAAGCAAGCAGTGCAATCAGTCCGATGTTGGCAATCAACATACCAGCCATGATATAAAACTGCTTATCAATAATTCTTTTGTTTTCAGCAAACAACATTGTTACTACGCCAGCAGGCAAAACTTCCTGCTGAACGTTTTCTTTATCCATCATATTATCACCTCAATATAACGTGTTTTATAAACACATTATATCACATCAGCAAACAGACAGTCACTAAATTTAAGCATAATAAAAGCACCCTGCATATACAGAGCGCTTTCAAAAGGCACCTCACGGAGCCAACATGTAGACAGTTTTAAGCAGGAAGGAATTGCACCTTCATAGGGTTCACCCAGCAGTACGACACCTGCCCCACTTTGCTAACTCGTGGACTCTGCTTCGTAATTTAATACATAAAACTGGGCAAGCTACAATATTGCGCACTATCATAACTCGCCATTAGATGTAGCATAATAGAAACATCCAACAACCATATCTATTATACCATAGCGAAAATTATTTTGCAACCGCATACACAAGAACTAATATCGCACACCCTGCATACAAGTTACGCTGATGCTTAATTCTTTTTGCTCTCTTGTGCTCCAACTCCATTTGTTCGGTCAACATCTTGTATAATGCCTTGCTGTCGTCTAACGATTGTTTGGCATTCGCTAATGAGCTTTTGGAGCTGTTCAGCGCTTTCCTCGTTTCGTTTAGCTGTAATCTCGCTTCTGATAATTGTTGCATCAACTCGCTCGACGTGCTTTTCTGCGTCGCTAACATATCGCTCGCTATCTGCAATTTCGCTTCTAGCAGATTCGTTTCTTGCTTTAAGCTGTTCCACTGTTCCAGTGATATTGTTATCTGCTGAGGTGCCGCTTCTGCCGTGCCACCGCCAGTACATGTCATTACATATAAGGAAAATCCCAGCAACAATAAGACCAATCTTAACAGCTTTATCGATTTTACGTCTTGTTTCATCTTTCATTATAACCTCGTACGATTAATAAGTAAGCTTCGCCTACAAGCGACGGTTGAACGCTCATAGGCGAAGTGCTTTTGCGCAATTTGCGCCTTCTTGTAGATATTCAGGTTAAAGAGCAAAGTAATGATGCAGTGCACCAAGAGTAAAGCCTAAGATAAGGCCTACTAAAAATTTCTTATCAAGTACAAACATTTTCAGCTCTTCCATTATATTACCCCCCCAAACATTGTAGAATGTGTCACCGAACATTACTTATTGTGTTAATTAATTTACCGAAAAAACTACACGTATAGGAACGAAGATTTTATTCGGTGACTGTATCTAAAGCATAAGCTTTGCAAAAGTTAAGCAAACATAGCACGAATATCGGCTTCGCTAACAATGGTAATGCTTACAGCGTTTTTAAGTTCTTCTTTTGTAGCAAAGGAAGAGGTATCAACAATGCCAGACAGGTTATCCCATACTTTATCGGAAGACCATACGAGGTTATCACCAGCGTTCACATTATGAGTAGCGTCTGCTGTCTTAACGTTATATACGTCGCCAACGGTAGGACTTTCTGGCAAGTCAGCATAGGTTTCAACAGAACCTTTCACACGATAAACAGTGCTAATATCAGATGTTTTTGCATATTTAGTCAGTTCGGATGCAACAGCTCCAGAGGTAATTAAATTAGCATCGGAAGCTGTAACGGTAGTAGAAACGCCTTTCGCACAAGCGGCAGCAAGAGTAAAGCCGTTATAAGTCTTATTAGTCAGTGCTTGATTCGTGGAAAGGGTTGCATAGTTAGACAAATCAATGTTAACTTTTTTAGATGTAATAGTAACATCTTTACCATTAACTTGTACGCCTTCCAAAACGTTAACCTGTGCGTTAGCTGCAACTCCATCAAGTTTCTTTTTGTCATTAGCAGACATAAGACCAGCATTGTTAGAAGTTGCTTCTGCATAGGTAGTATTTTCGTAATACGGTACACCATTGATGATAGGAACCGCAATCATTGCAGTGGTTACAGTTGCAACCTGCGAAGTTGTAGTTACGCCACCAATAACCTTATTAGTTGCGGTAGGTAAAGTGTATTTATTAGCACCTTCAGCGATGCCGTCCAATTTAGTTTTAAGCGCATTGGTAAAATCATTAGCAGAAAGACCTTTGCCAGTTTCTTGTGCAACGAAATGTTGATCAATCAAAGTTTTAAACAAGCTCAACATTTCTTTGTTAACGATATTGTTATATACTTTTAATTCTACTTCATTTGTCATTTTTACATCATTCCTTTCATTTAAACATCTCTAAAATGTCTTCAGTAGTACAAAAATTAATGGAACAATCACAGTCTTTTCCGTCCCTACCATCTTTACCGTCTTTTCCGTTAAGTCCATCAGCGCCTTTCTCTCCAGGTTCGCCTTTGTCGCCTTTAGGACCTTTAATGTTTTGAACATTTGCATGAATAGGAAAAGGCAGTTTAACATCATTGTTCATGAGCCACCTCTACTATTCTTAATTCGCGAATGTAATCAGTCGTATATACCCTGCCATCTGCAAAATTAATGCACAAATCATAGGTATATCGTCCAACAGGTAGTTTTGCCATATCTTCGGCAGAAATAATAAATTGCAACATTGAGATACCAGGTGTGGAAATTGTCGCTTGCAATACAATCGCTCCTTGTTTCTTTATGCTAAACAGTGCGCTATCGCCATCTTCTAAAGCATAATTTCCAATATCATACTGTAACGCAAGAGTATCACCATAGGTATATAACAAATTGTAATTCATATCACTTTTAATCATCCAGATTCACTACCTTTCTTTTAAGACACAATAACACACATATATTTCTCTCCTTGTTTAAAATTATACAATTCAGTATCCGTCCTTAGCCACGGAAATTATTTTTGCCTGCGGATACTAGTAATTATCTGCCATTGCCAGCTTCGCCATAGCCAGGCACTCCATACGGTGTGGTTAAGTCAATGCCAGCAACATACTCATAAGTAATTTGCGCTCTGTTGGCATAGCCTGCTCTATACATCTCTCCGACATCTGCTGCAATCCAATAGTAATTTCTAAACAACTTGTAGAGTGCCTCGAGGCTGCGCAGGTCAACAGTCATATAACGCTTCTCCAAAAAACGCTTTACAACATAAGTTGATGTAGGGCACCACATACCAGCATAGATAATGCAACGTGTATCATCCAACGTCGGCACCTGCTGAAGCACTTCGACGTATTGCAGACAGTCACGAGATAACTGTTCTAACTGCGCCTGTTGTCCTGCTTCGCTTCTCAAAAGCTCTTTTAGCATCGGCAGTTCACCGCTTGCCTTAATATCAATGTAGGTGCGGTCTGCATACTCTGCGCCGCCGGGGATAGCTTTCAAAAGCTCGTTGGCTCTGTTGCCCTCCCATTGTGACACACCGATTGACGGATAATCATAAGCCGTAGACTTTGCCACGCTGTCATAGCCGCCTTCAATGCCGGTGTTAATTAACCCTTTCGCAATTTCTTTTGCAAGGCTCTTATTCCAGTCGCTCATCGTTCCGCTCCTCACTTCTTACCTTAAACATTCTTGTTTCAATAGCCTTATTGCCTAACTGCACAAGCAGCAGCGTAACCATACCAAGTGTACAACTCTCGTAGCCGCTCCAGGGTTTGGCAAAAAAAGCAAGCCATAAAGTAACTAATACCCAGACAATAAAACCTACAACAGCGCAGATTCTACCCACGCTATAAGCGTTATCGTTCTTCTTCAACATGTTAATCAATTTACGCATGACACTTACACTCCTTGCATTTTTCATCATGTCCTTTTAAGTCATAGTTAGGCAGCTCGTTTAACTGCTCCATCAGACTGTCAATCACGCCATTATCTCCCAGCGCTTCGTAACTCCGGTAGCAGGCGTCGATGCTCTCTTTTGCGTAGATAGGAATCCACCCTTTGTCCTGGACATAGTGATTGTAAGCCTGGATAATTCTGTCACGTAGTAAGGCTTGCAAGCCTGCCTTTAAGGCATTGTTTTCTTTTTTCTTTGTATGATATAACGCAAAGATGTAAGAAATAACAGCACCTGCAATAATATTTACCACTGTCTGCATAGTTGATTCAAACATAGAACACCTCTTCTTCATTGATTTTAAAATAAAGCTCCTATACTATTTTTGATTAAGGAGTGATATTTGTGAAAAAGTTAAAATTACCTAACGGCTTTGGCTCAATCTCATATTACGGAGAGCATCGCCGCAGACCATACGTTGTCAAAAAATACATAGACGGCAAGAAATTTATCAGTTTGAAGATAAGCGACCTGCAAGATGTTATCCGTGCCATGAGCCGTGCGAAAATAGGTTACGCTAGCCAAAAGAAATGTAGGCAGCTACTACATAATCTCTATACCTACGCCGTAAAGTATGAGATTATCTCAGCCAGCGCGGACATAAGCAAATACATTGACATAGACAAAAAGAAGATTGTCTATCCGAAGTCACCATTTAACACAAGACAGCTCAACAGAGTAAAACGCCTTGCTGAAAGCTCAGACACTCTCTCACGTTGGGCAAAAGTTGTTGTAATAATGATTTATAGTGGCGTGCGTCCGTCTGAGATGTTAGCCGTAAAAAAGTGTGATGTAAAGTTAAAACAACGCTATTTCATCGTCCGCGAATCTAAGACAGAAGCTGGTGAAAATCGTGCCATACCAATCAGCCGAAAAGCTCTCCCCTACTTCCAGCAATGGATGCAGGATAACGGAAAAACTCTCATAACCGACGATACAGGAGAACAGCTCTCTTACCACCGATTCCGCACACGCTTTGATAACGTCATGGCAGTCACATCATGCCACCATACTCCCCACGAATGCCGTCACACATGTGCTACCCTTTTGGACAACGCAGGAGCGAATGACACAGCAGTCAAGCGTATTTTGGGACATGCAAGTCCCGGAGTCACCAAAGGGACATACACTCACAAAAGCTTACACGAGCTTAAAAAGGCAATAGACATGATATGATTTGTTGCTAACCTGTTGCTTGCTATTGCCTTGCCACACGCCTACATCCTGCATTATAGCTACATCTGCGCTGTTGCTATCCTGTTGCTCCCGATATTTGCGTCGGCAACATAGCTCAAAGCCGCATGGTTACAGGCTTTATCCATAATTAGGCATTTAAAGTAACAGCCTCAACCTCAGCAACTGTTGTTGCCTGCTCTACCTTGTCCTTAGCCTCGCGATAGGCCACGTGCAGGACGTTTGAGCGTTGCGCGACAGATGCGATAACCATACGCAAATCATTGGCTGTTACCTTAACGTCTTGATTGTCTGCCGTAGTCCAATCAATGGACGCATCAGCTCCCTGTACGTCTAAGGCGATAATGGCAGCATTGATGCGCTCCCTCGCCTTGTCATCGTAATCATAGCTGTTGCCGTTGTATGTAATAGGCTCAACCTCTCTGCTGTCACGCTCAGCCTTAAGCTCTGCGATTTTTGCAGGCCTAGCGGATGCAAGCAGCTCTGCGTCGGTAGGAGCTGGCTTAGGATATACGCTGCCATCGTCAGCGATGAGATACTCGCCATCAGCATTGCCGATGAGCTTATTAAAATCATCGTTGCCTACGATGACATAACCTTGACTAAGGTATTCCGCGATTTGAGCTTCACTGTACTCTACGGCTAATTTTGTGTCTTTACGTTGTCCTGCTTCTGGCAGGACGATGTATTGATTTTGACGTTTATAGTTCATATTTTTTTCCTTTCTACACCCACAGATTTTGTCTGTGAGCAATTTTTTGATGGTTTAGGTGTAATGTAAGCGTTGAGTAAAATTAAGCAAGCGTAAAGCGTTTTGCGCAGTGGGGAATAACTGGTTCGGTTAGCACTTTCGAATACACTGATGTTACTTTTCCTATTGCTTTTAGTAGTGCGTGTTATGGTTGCGTAGCAAGCGTACAAACTGGCGATAGTCAGGCTAGACAGTCCGGCAATTGTCATTCGTATAGCACTACAAACGCAAGAGTTGGTAACGTATATGGCGATGCTAGTTCGGATGGTAAGATATCGTGGTTTGCTTATGGCAAGTAATTATTTTCCAATAGCTAACCAAAATTGTCCTATTTCAGTATAGGTTTGGATATAGAAATAGGACGACGTTACACTATAAGTAGAGTTAATTACAATGTATGAATTCGTTTGACTGCCATTGGATTGATGTTGTCCTAATAATACAGTATAGTTTTTTTCACTGAACGCAAGCGGAAAAATCACTTTATAAAGATTAGAACCTTGGGCAACATATCCCCACTGCGCCTATTGTCCTACTATAAGCCATGCTATTTTGGCGGTGCCACTAGTTGTATCCCCACCTTGCCATCCATCGAATATGGCACCATTGTTAGACTGCGAACATTTTAGTGTCATTTCAGTAAGAGTAGGTATAGCTATCAAATTCATGCCGCCGTGGGATATAGCAGTTAAATACATAGAACTTATGGCGTAAACAGCACTCTTGAATGCTACAGGGAAAGTCACACTGGTTGCCCAACCATTTACAGTTCCCCACTGCCAAATTAAGCCGTTTGAAAATTTTACATAGCCGTTCTGTGCTAAATTTGCTGCGACAATACCGCCACCAACAGGCACTAAATTGTTAATCAATCCTACCAAGCTAATCTCATTCTCACCAATGTTATTTTTATTGGCATTATAAGAATCTTCACTATCAAACACATTAATAGTAGTTAAAGTTGATGTTGTTGCCATCTATTATTCCCCCTTTTACAAGTCATTTACTGTTGCAGATAAAGCGTTTATGTCTTTACCCCAGCTTAATGTAATGCCGCCATTAGCTTCACTTGCATATATTTTCAGACTATAAGTTTTTCCTGCTGTAACAGCTACTACACTTTCTAATTCTTGACGGTCATTTTCGCCTTCATAATCATAGTCAGAATAGCTATAACCATTTCCCCAAACCACTTTATTGGAAGCATTGGTTACGCTGATATCATAATACATATCTTCTTCCATTGGTGCATCCGCAGTATAGGGACTACCAACACATTTTATCTTTACTACATTATTCGGGACAGTAAAGGAAACCGTATCATCAGTTGTGTATTTCGTACTTCCACTCACAACAGTGCTAAATGCAGCAGTATAGGTAGCATCCTGGCTATATTTTACAGAGAGATGCAATGTTTCCCCGGCGTATTCAACAGTAAGGGTTTCACTCGTCCCTTTATCACCTGCGATACTAATAGTTCCCGACACACTTGCACTATAGCTTACACCGTTAACCTTTACCACTGACTGAGAAGAAAGTGTTACCCCATCCAGCGTACATTTTATTATTATATACACACGTTGAAAATGTAACAGAACATAGTTTTTGTCCTTATACTTAGCCAAATAATTCTTTCCGTTTATTTTCGCTACACTGAACATTTTTACCACACTTTCAATTTAACACCAATGTTATCAAGCCCAAGATTAGTTCTAGCCTGCGCTGCCGTTGAAGCTCCTGTACCACCATTAGCAATAGGCAATGCTCCGTTCGTATTGCCTAGGCCCAAAGCATTACGAACACCAGCAACGGTAGTTTGTCCTGTACCGCCACCAGAGATAGGAAGAACTTTATATGTTGCATCGCCGCATAACGCCATTTCCTGCTTTCCTGCTGCTGGAATCGGAACAAGTCCAGCCTTACCGGCAACATTAGATGTCGCACCTTCCATATTAGCTATATTAACATTCCCTTTAGAGTCAGGGTTCACACCATTAACAGAACGAACAAATCTGGCTTTGATTTGCTCTAAAAAATATCTTAATCCGTCAAGGTCAATTAATTTTTGTAAATTAGCCATCATGCCAGCTCCTTTGTAATCACATTCTGAATTTCAGCTTCTGTTGCCGTCTTCAGCTTGTAGGCTCTCGGAATGACCTCCCAGGTCACTGAACCATCTGTATAAGTTGCTCCGAGCACAGCCTTGCTAAAATCCGGCTCGCTAATAGCTGAATCACCACCAACAGTACATGCTAAGACAAGACTTTTAGGCAAGTTAGGTGACAACACGATGTCACCATTTATATAAGATGTACTGTTCTTGCGAATGTTTAGGCTGTTAAAAAGGTATTGGCTTTTTAAATCGCTAACATTCTGTAATTTATTAAAGTATTCAAGCGGTGGCGCTTCTCCTTTGTCAAGATAACCCCAGCCACGCAGGTAATCAAGCTCAGGCCAAGAATCAATCATCTCACCAATGCTTGCGCTGCTGCCAAAAATCAAATCAAAAGTAGGCTGTTTCATTGCCATTATTCAACAAGTCCCCCTTTCACCTTTATAATTCTTGCGAATGTTCCTTGATTAAATCCTTTAAAATTATAGGGATTTTCTCCATTTCTGCTAAAACCGAATGTGTTCGCTCCATCAAAAGAATAAACGTAGATAACACCGATACCTGCGCCGCGAATAATAAGGTTTAACGCATCAATCAAACGGCTTTCTTTGGTGGTTACTAAACGCCCTATTCCTATGCGCATTTTGGCATTTCCGGCATTAACAGCGGAAATGCGTTCGACATTAAAAACATTCTTTATGCTATGTATTGTGCTAACACGAGAGCAGTCCGTGGTGTTTTTCTCAATTTTAGAGATAACAGCAAGACGATAATAACGGTCATTTAAGTCGCTGGATGTTAAATAGTTATCGTACATCCTACGGAACGGAGCCATGCCAAATCCCATATCGCCATGGTCGGGAAAGCCAAAAAAGTCCATAGCAATAGCATTTTCGACACGGCGTGAAATATCAGCGACTTCACCGCACATATCAAGCTGCTTACCGACTGCCGTATCTGGCCATATTTGTGTCCTTATTTGCTCCCTAACTTTATCTATGCTGTCGAGTTCGTTTCCGACGGCATCAAGAAAAGCTTTAATGTTAGGTTTATTGCGAAACTGACTTAACAAATGATTATACATTCTTTCGCTTGTAGTCATGGTCACAACTCCAAAGCTACAGTAACATTAGAAAGCTTTGTTACTGCCAGCTCATTACGTTCAATCGAAATGTTTTCCTGTTTATACGTTTGACCGTCTTTAGACACGCTACACTCAATATAGCTAATACCGTCAACGCCGCTGTAAATAGGACCAAGTAAGCGCTGATAAATAACATCATTACCCATCGACAGCTTTCCAATCTGTTCCAAAACGATGTTTTTAATTTTGTCGATTGCATCACCGGGCAAAACTTCTTCGTTATATTCTTTAATGATAACCTTTGCATAAATCTGTACCTCATGCGGACGGCTAAAACACACCTCTTGCGCCGAGCCCTCGCTATCCTCAATGCGAACGCAAATATCGCCGTTCGTATCAATACCTAAAGGTGCAACATTCAAGATAGTGCGAGCAATAGCTTCTTCATCGCCACCGAAAACAATAGCCTGAAAGGAATGAGGTTTTAAGCCATCAACTGTTTCATCAGTGCGGTTTTCATAAATAGTTACGCTGGTAACATCCTGCAATTCAAGCAGGGCAGCCTTAATGCTTTCTTTCATTCCTATACTGTTTCTAAATACAGCAGACGCATAACGCTGACGAACTTCGGATGCTGTTTCGTAGTCACGACCTACATATGTTTCAGATTCGTTACTAACAGAAAACCAGCCGTCATAATTTGTGTTGATGTAATTTACGCTATTTAGCAAAGGTTCGATTTCTCCGTATTCCTCACAATCAAAACGGATAGGACTACCAACCTGCGTTACTACAAATGATTCGTTAGGCACAACCACAGCTCCATATCGCCTGTCAGAGCGTTCAAAAACCAGCTTGCCTTCAACAATACTGCCTTGCCACTTTTCTACGCTCTGAGAAGCCAAGGCAACAGCGACAACCAACGCAGTATCATTTTCTTGCGCTGCGTATTTTATAACTGCATCATTATCAAACTGTACACTGTAAATTTTTCCTTTAGTTGGCGTTTCAACTTCAAGTGTAACGTGAACGCAGTCATTAAGAGTGATCGTGCTTTCTTCGATAATATTCCATTTGTAGCCGGAAACATCTTTAATCTGGCAGTTAGCAGGAAGAACCATTCCGCTGCGTCCATAACATACAGCGTAGAGATAGCTTGCCTGAGCTTTCTTGCGCTGCACATTGGTGTAAGCAAGCGTATTGTCTAAACTGCCTTCGCTGGCACTAATCGGCGAGCGGTCATAATAATCACTCTCTAAAAGCTGCCACATTCGGTCAAGCTCAGCAGCATACACACCAACAAGAACGCCTATCATGCTGTTAGGTTGACGGCTAACTGTCGAGCCTAAATTTTGCTCCAAGCTTTTAAAAATATCTTCACGAATCTCCGGCAAACGCTTTCTGACAAAACCATTAACTGTTACTCCGTACTCCATAGCCTAAAACCTCCTTCCTTACAATCATGCCGTATTCAGTTTCCGCTTCATAGCTTAACAACATTTTTCGTGTAGCAGATTCAAAATCAATATCAATGCTAACTAAATTGCTCACTCCGTCAACCTTTAAAATCTGTTCACGGAAAAGCTCTCTAATCAGCGTAAAGTTTGGGTTTTTGATAAGCACATAATCAAGATAAGGCACACCATGCGTAACGTCCAAAAACCACTCTCCGAGGAATGTAAGAAGCTGAATTTTTATCTGCTGTGCCACACGCTCGGCATTGTCGATAAACAACACATCACCGTTCAAAGCGAGGTCATGAGTCTTTGCGTCTAAAGCTAAGTCAAGCACTTACATCACCTCCGATGTAGCTGGGAACATATACGTCCAAGCCGTTCTCTTGAATCTGCGTCAACAAACCACAATCAATATAAAGCTTTTCAACAATCGCTTTCTTATTGGGTGTTTTTACAACATTACCTCTATCCTCTACAAGGCAAACGAAATCCATTTTGCCGTTACCTTGCCAGAACGATTCCGCATAATTATTAATATTCGTAGCTTCAGTAACCCTAGCTGTCGAAATATCTTTAACAATAGCATCAAGCTCCGGCTGTTCAGCATCAATAATCTTTTCGCCAGCACTGCCTTCTGCCTGTGCCGATGCTTCAGATGTAGTATATCTGATTTTATCTGCAAGATTTTCTTTCAGCCATTCCCACGCATACCAATACGGCGTTAAATCAATACTGCCTACATCAGCATTGTATTTAATGCCGTATTTTTCATCATCTTCACACTTCAATGCCGCTTTTGTCTGCGATACATAAGCACCACGAATAACAGCACGAACAGAATCGGATACACTATCAGCATTGCTAAAATAACTATCAATAGCTTTTTCAAGCTGGACAAAATACGTCCACGAGCCTGTCAGTGCAGGAAACGCCACAATACAAGCCGCTTTTTGTTCCTGGTAGGCTCTCAAAACATCTTCTTTCTTCATAGCGTCCCTCCTTTACTGTGACGAACTCGTAGTTCCATGATGGTACGAATGTGTATGTCCTATAAGGCTAATACCGCCACCCTGTACATCACCTGTGCAAGTTATTGTCCCTTGAACATTAATATTCCCGACAACATTAATCGTGTTACCAGGCGTAAGGCTAATCTTTGTACCGCCATTGATAACTTCCACATTATCAGCAGAAATTGACTGTGACGGCATCATTCCAACAAAACAGAAGCCGTCAGTCAAATCATATTGTCGAGGATCATGGTTATCATCGGTTCCAGCACCAAGCCATTCATCAATACTGCGTTCAGAAAAAATAATTAAGCAACTATCACCAGGCTTTACAGGATAAGTAATCTGGGCTGCTCCTGCGTGTGGCATAAAAACAGGAACACCGTCAATAACTGGGTATTCAAGAACTCTACCGTCGGAGGTAAATTTTTTTAGTGTTGACTTAACGCTGGCAAGGCAAGTAGAAGCATCAAATGACAAAATCGTACCAGGCAAGCAAGTGTGAATGTTGCCTATTTTTTGCTGCATAAGATTTTCCAATCCTTCCAGCGTATCTGCTGTTGCATCAAGGCTCATATCTAATCACTCCTTCGGTACAATCTCATACACTTCAAGCTCTGTATACCAATTCTGTCCGCTATACGAGCCGTTATGCTTTAAGCTTTCTATTTTAAACCAGCCTTTTATTTCCTGCGAATCAATGTAAACCAAATCTCCCGGATTTAATACAGGCTGCAAAAGGCATTTAACATTCCAGCCTGCTTTTTTATCCCTTTTTGGTTGGGTAGTCTTTTTACTTGTTTTTTGTTTCGATGCCTTGGTTGGACCTTTAAGAAGTTTTTCGACAAAACCAATTAATCCGCTTTCAGGAGTAAGCTTTATAGCTTGCACATTAGTGTTACCGCCTTGCTTAATAATCTGCAAGGTATTATTTTGAATACTCCATTCCAAATCAGTACCAGCGCAAACTTTATCAAGGCACTCGCGTCCTGCACCAACAAAAGAAAACCCATTCGCAAAAGTCGTAAACTCACAATCATCAGCATACGTTACTACAAGTCCCATATCTGCTGCAACATCGTCAATAGCTTTCTTCCTGCTAACATCTTTAGCGTAAGACAAGGACACGATACTATCACGAATAGCAACGTGCCCATCATAAAGCTTCATCTCTGTTACTTTGTCAGAACCGCTCATGTAGGAATAACAGTCAGTTACCCAGCCGATGAATATTCTTTTCAAGCCAGCGTCCTCGCTGTACCCCACTTCAATGATGCAGATTGTATCTGCTCTTTCCAATTTATCGGCAGTTGCTTTTGACAAGTTATAAATTTTCAGTGAACAGGAATTGCTTTGCTTAGCAAGACTTTTTGCAATGTCAAACTCAATCTCTAATCCTTGTTCTTTCGCCTTTGCTTCAATAACAACACCGTCCGAACCTTGTACGCCTAGAGTAATTTTATAGATGCGGTCAAACTGTGCCATGGTTAACCTCCATAAAACTCATCTTCTGTACAATACACGAGCGTTGCTGCTCCGCTTTGAAAATCATCTCTGCCTACACTTTCTTTGTCCGTTAAGACAAGTAATTCTCCCCTTGGAGCATTACTTTTATGATGATTCACCAACAAAGGAAATTTCGGCACAACGCAAGCGTTAGCAAGAATTACATTGTTGTTAGCGTCCCAAAGGTGCAATGCCCAAAATTGCCCTTCATGGTTCCAGCACATTCTTACTTTATATTTCTCGCCGTCAAAAGGAACGCTAAAAACAACATCATTGCCGTCAGCAAAATTAATCGTAATCATGTTACCTCCTAAAACAGCAAGCCTAATCCGCTTTTAATGTTATCTACTCCGCCAGCAAGCCAGCTTTTATTTGTTGAGGTTTCGCTTCCTAGAGAATCACTAATACCACCAGAACTGTTACTGCCAGGAATGTTAGCAGAACCTCCGCCAACGTCAACAGAAGATGTTTTTGCTGCGCCTGCGTTCGCTGCTGTTTCTCCTGCGTTTTCTTCCTGCGACGCAGTAACGACATTCTTCGGTATCGTTGTTGTCTGCGTTGTTACCTTAACAATCTGCTGAAAAGCCAAGTCAGCATAAATAATGCTTTTGGACGAATCCTGTTTGCTTACCCGGCACGAAGTCATAACCATGTTGTCATACTTCTTTTCAGGACGAATAATGGCCACAGGCTCTTTCTTATCTCTGATTTCCTCTAAAAGCTGCAAACCGTTAGCAAATTTCTTTTCTCCCCACCCATTCTTATAGAACCACGTTACAGGAGCAGACGAAATGCCGACAGTCATTGTCAGCTTTAAAGGCTTGTTGACAATATGGTCAGCAATTTCAAAACCTGTTTCTACCGGGTGTCCTGTTACGTCCTGATCATAGGTGTATTCAAAAGATTTTACTATATCAACCTTTAAAGAACCAACTTGCGTAGGATTTTTAATGTTGTAACCTAAAATATCTGCCAGCATAACATTATCACTCCTAGTAATACTCGAAAGCAGGGTTAGAGCTATCGATTGCGCCGCTTAGGCCACCATTACTACGCTGAATGCCGTTTGCAACACCTGCGCCGATATCTGACGGAGAAGCATTGCTACTCGTGTTAACAGTAATATAATTGGTTTGATTACCGCTATTGTTAACACTAGTAGACGCACTCATAGGCGTATACCCAACCTTGCCATAATAACTCAAATCATTAGGAGCAGCAGGGCCAGTGCCGTTAACGCCATTATTAACAAAATTAGAAAAACCTTCTTTAATTGACGGCCAAAGAGGTCCACCAAATTTTTCTTTCAAGCTCTCTCCCCATGACCTTGCTGTTTCGGCAATCTTATCACCAAGTTTACCAAGCCAATCAATGGCAAGCTTAATAATATCAATGACGCGCATGTTACAGAAATCTTCAAATGCTTTAGAAACAGAATCCCATGCTTCCTTAAACCAATTACAGAAGTTTTGCCATTTCTCACCCCAGCCTGTTAAGGCACTGCCAATAACGCTATCACCGCCAGAAAACCAACGGTAAAGGTCACGGATAAGCTCGAGTACAACCCAAATCCATGTTACAATCGGCAAGAAGCGGATAGGACTATTTTCGAGCATAGTAAGAAATTCATTAGCCTTATTCTTCACAGCGTCAAAGTCGCCAAACCATCGTTTCATCATTGTATCAGCCGTTGGGTCAGTTATCCATTTGTAAAAGTCTTGAATAAGCAAGACAACAAATGCAATCGCAGCTGCGATTAAGAGGAATTTACCCATTATTAGCATCTGCATAGCTGCTCCCTTTCGCGTTTGGCTGTTAAACACTATTTGAGCACCTGTTGCCAGCATTAACGCATCTCTAACGGCAACAATCCATTTCACAGCAGTTCCAAGCATCATTACAAAGCTACTCCATTTTGCCATGCCAAAAAGAACACCTGCGTAAATTGCTGCAATTCGCAAACCCGAAATAAAGTTATCTAGATTGATTTTTTCAACATAATCTGCAAATTTCGCAATACTTTTTGCCATGCTGTCTATAATGCCTGTCTTATCTTCAAATTCCTTAAAAAACTTTCCGATCGCGTTTTGCATTTTGTTGGACGCCTGCCCGATAGTCCAGGGCATTTTACCTAACTCCATTTTTAAGCGGTCAGATTGCCCGCGAATAGCATTAAAAACATCTTGTGCAGTTAATTTGCCTTCGCTGCCCATCTGTCTTAACTGTCCGATTGTTGTGCCCATGCCATCAGCAATAGCTTTTGCAAGTCTAGGAGCTTGCTCCATAATGGAGTTTAATTCATCACCACGCAACGTACCGGAACCCAAAGCCTGTCCTAATTGCACCAGCGCAGCTTCTTGTGATGAAGCATCACCGCCACCCAGCAACATTGCGTTTGAAACATCTTCGGTAAACAGCAAAATGTCTTTAGTGCTTTTCTTTAGCTCCTGTGCATTACGTGCGACAGATGTAAAAAGCTCGGCGGTAGAGCCATATTGCTGACGAGTACGGCTTGCAATATTGTAAATCTCTTTTTGGACAGCTTTTGATTCCTGCTGGCTTTTGGTTACGTTGTTTACCTGACCTTCAATAACCTTCCATTCGTCAATTGTTTTAACGATGCTTCCAAGAGTTAACGAAACGCCAGCGAACATAGCAAGGCCACTTAACTTCGAGAGTAAACCATCTACTTTACCGCCAGCTTTATCAGCAGAATCCCCAACACGTTCAAGTCCTGTTTTAACTTTTTTAGTTGTCTGCTCTACTTGCTTAACATTCGAATTGTTTACCTTAAAGCCAATCGCAATAACCAGACTTCTTACGTCCACGGCGCATCAGCTCCTTTCTGTTTTGGGTGGTCAAGATGATACTTCTGAATATCGCTCTGCATATCAAGCAGGGCGTTTATTTTGCACAAATCACCTAAAGTTACCGTGCCATCTTTAATTTCAGTTACTGTAACAACTTTTGCCAGCACTGGCCGCCAAACAAATGATTCAGCGGTCAGCGCCGGGCTAACCGCACCCGGTATCTCTATTTGTTCGCCAACATCTCGCGGAATCCAGAGAGGTTGGGAATTAAATCGAAAAAATCGCCAAAATTTACCTCGATAATAAATTTCTCCAATTTCAGCATATCAACAAGCTTGCCGGTAAACAGCTCATTAATAACGTCTTCGGTTAACATAATAGCTTCTTCTTCACCCTTAATCTTTACGCTGACATATTCAGCATCAAGCAGACGTTCAGAGAACTGTGCCAGTACTTCACCATTAAAGCTTTCGCCTAACTGAGCAATGATAGCACCGACGTTAATCTGCGCTCCTAACAATGCTTCTTTCATGTCCTCAGTTTCGCCGTTCGGAGTTAACCCGCCTTTTAAAGCTGATGTAACAGCTCTTTGCAGGTCACCATACAGTTTTAAGCCTTGTAATGGAGGGAAAGCACGAACATAGAAGGTGTTCACGCCAATCTTGCGATTTTTAACTTCATATTTTGCTTGTCTCATTTTTTACTCCTTAGCTATGTCCGCCAACTAAAAATGCTTCATCGGGAACAACAGCCATAAATACCCACTCGCATTTACCGTCAGAAGCAGACTTACCACGCTGGAAGTTCGGCTTCTTTACAATCCATGCTTGGTCGCTAATCATAACGCTGTCGCCGCTCAAATCTTTAATAACCAACGGTAACAGGCCTGCGCCGCTTTGATTGTCTGCATCTTGAATCAAGCTTAACGCTGCATTGCTGGAGCTGGACTGCAACAGAGTAACAGTGACTTGCTTTAAGACAGAGGACGGGTCAATACTGCGGACAATTTCCTGGTCACAGCCGACAATAGCGGAAATTCCGTCACCTTGCGTTTCAACATTAATAAAAGTGCCTTCATCAACGCCAGTCAAGATAAGCGAGCCGAACAGCACTTTAACCTTCTTCGGGTCGTATGTTTTTACTCTTGCCATTTATTTTGCCCTCCTTTAAGCCTTTTGAATAAGGTTCTCATAAGTTAAAGAACCATTAATGTTAACAGCGTGGATAGCACCTGCAAGACGAGCGTTAAACCTTACATCGTCAAGAACTCTTTGTGCTTTCTTGTTTGCGCTAATATTAGCAGCTTTAGGAACTGTAATAGTGTAGCCAAGATTTCTGTTGCCATCATCATCGTATTCAGTCGGAGCGATACCGCCACGGTCTTGACCAAGCTTCAGAACTTTATTCAATACACCTTCGACAAGCGCAATGCCAGCATCAGTGTACGGCAATTTCTCTCTATTAATAAGCATTGCAAATTCTTCGGTTTTAATGGTTTCAACGAGCCAGTCACGGAAACGGATAACGTCAATCCATTCACCAGCGCAAGTCTTGCCGTTTTGAGTAATGCTAACATTCTCCGAGAAGTTTTCAAAGGTATTGTAGTTTTTGGCAGTCAATGCAAGATATTCCGTTTCGGTTAAATCATCATTTGAGATGCCGGAAAGTTTCTTGTTCGCCCAGGTTTCTCCACCGGGGTAAACAGTAAAGCATCTAGACATTACAGCAGCTTCGGGGAATTCCTTTTCTGCTTCTTTGTGATAAAAAATAAAGGTACGATAATAATTTTTAGCTTTAAGCTTGCTGCCAGTGTCAGTTTCGACACCTGCCTGTAAAGCGTCGGGTTCAGCCACGGACGTACCATACAATTTTGTATGAGCTTCTGTCCATTCAGCCATTTCCATAATCTTTGCCGAGGTGCGTTCAACATAGCACAAGCCATACCAGTCATTGTCAACAGCACAGATTTTAGCCATGTTATCAGCAACAGAGCTATCAGTGTTCATTCTGCCAATCTTGACTTTCTCATAATGCGGAATCTGGCTAAACGCTTGTAATGCAGCTTTATACACAGCATCGTCTGCGCCCCAGCCTAAATCCAGAAGCTGGTCAGCATCAGTAATGGTCAGCACATACGCAGGAGCGGCGTGTTCATGAGCCGACACAATCATGAGCGTGTTAAAGCCATTAGACGAGATGCCAGTAGTATTTAAGGCAATCTGCACATTAACTAATCTGTCAATATTCGCCATTCAATTCACTCTCCTATTCTAATTCACCAGTGATTTCAATTTTTACAATTTCCCCATCCACAGCAGGGCGTTCTTCTTTATCCTTGCCGTTGTTTGTCGTGCCGTTGATTTTCAGCTTATCAAACCAGTCTGCGCTACTCGTCAGAAGTTCACGGCTATATGATACTATAAGGTCAACGGAGCCTCTTTCCTGCCAGGTGGTGCCGTCAATCGTAGCAGTTAAATTCTGTACCTGCTCAACACTGTTTATAGCAATATTCGCTTCGCTACACACTTCAATAGCGTCGGGCATTTCCACTAAATATTTTAGCTGGTCTAAAAGCTCTAACGAGCCTTCTCCGATAGCCTGTATATTTATAGTGGCTTCTTGATAACCTGCATTGCTGTATTGTTTGCTTTTGGGCAAAAAAACAACCTCATTGCCTAAATTCCTTTCAGACAAGAAGTCGACTACAATATTAAGCTCATTCGTAGCAGGAGCATTCGTTTTTGCCCTGCGTACTGGTACAGGATAGAAAAACTGCTGCATTAAAGCAACAAAGAAGCTATGCACATCTTTTCGGGTGTTAGCTTCACTCAAAATTCGCTCACCTCCACAGCATAGGCACGGTAGTGGTTTATAACGTCACTCTGAAAAATATCACTAGCAACAATCTCAAACGTCCTGCCACGCCAGATAAAGCGGTCAGCCTGCGTCCCTGTATGTTGGTCAGCAGTGTACAGTTCAACGTCTGTATAAATTTTCACCGCTCTGCCTTGCCTGCGTCCTTCTGGCAGTGCGTACATCTCATTCGCCTTTAAAGCCTGTACGCTCGCATAAACTTCAAGCTCTGTTGCGTCGGGATAAAGATACGTTCCGTCAGCGAGTAATTCGGGTTTACAATCATAACGCAGGACGCTAATAGGCTTGCGAAAACTACTCATCGTCACTACCGCCTTTCTCGATAACATAGCGAATTGATTGACGCAGGTGTCCTGTGTCAATCAATGGTCTAGAGCTTTTCTTTCGTTTAATTGTAGCGGGTGAGTTCGGAACAAATGGTCCGTCAACTATTTTCTTCTGAACCATTCCCTGTACAACATTACCTAACTGATCAAGAGCTGTTTCCGTGCTAATGCCTTTTATAGCACTGTTAACAATATGGTCACCCATCTTATTAATCATTGGCTTATTTTCATCAAAAGCAGAGCGCAGGAATGAGCGTTGTGGCATACCACCTAACCCAAACTCATGTATAGCTGCAATGGCAGCTAGCGGCTGGTCAGTATTGCGTATGCTGCCGCCCTTCCCGCGCTTCACAGTTTTATCCTTAGCTTGAACGCCAACTTTAATTACAACATCGCTCAGCTCTTCCTTAAGCGTAACTATAATACGGTTTAAGCCTAAATCGGTATCTTCCACCTTGCTCATAACGCACCATCCAATCTTGTTACTATCGGAACAACGCACATAGAGCGCAGACGTTTAAATTCAATGCCATAGTACGTCTTGTCCAGCATATCAAAAGAAGCCGACCTGTTACCATATGAACGCTGCAAGTCACCTTCTTTTTCCGACGTTACAGAGCCTGTAATACCAACATCAGATGAGCCGTTTTCTCCAGACTGCGCAATAAGCTGACGCAGGACAATGTGATGTGCCATAAGATAAACGAATGCTGTTATATACATATTGCCAAAAGCACTTTCTGACAACATAGGCGAAACAAGATTAATGTAGACTTCTAATTCTTCATCAGTAAGAATCAGTTCAGGGCAGATAACAGAAAAAGCCTGCTTTATTTTATCTTTAGTTTCCGTTAACATTTTTCTTTGCCATGTTTACAAAAGCAAAAATAACGGAATAAATATCTTCAGCGGTTTCCGCACCCTCTACATTAATGCTGTATTTCTTAGCAAAAGCAGTCAAAGAACGCTTGCTGGATTCAGCGGAAAGTCCTGCAAGGTCTGCTGTCATATCGTCAATATTTGCTTCTTTGGCATTGCCTTTCTCAACAGTAATCATTTTTTCTTTAACATAGGCTTTTACAACAGGGTTTTCGCCCCATTCATCACCAACGACACCACATTGATCAGGCATAATATATTTGCCATCGATATTAATTACAGCTTTAGAGATGTTTTTAACTTTCATTTGTGTTCCTCCTAAAAAGAAAATGCCCTCTCATGCGAAAGGGCAGTATATAGTCAGATTAGATGCCAGAAGCCTTGTTCATGGACAGCGGATAGTAAATCAACACGCCAGCGGTACGAACCTCGCAAGGAACTTCAAATTCCAAGCCTTTTTGCTGAATAGTGTGCTGAGTGAACGGCAACGGAACTTCCAAAGTTTGATGGTCTGCATCCTTAACGTATGCAATCATCATATCCAAGCCGCCCACACCTGCGCCAGCCAGCTCATTGGCTTTCAATACAGTTACATCCGGGTTATTGCGTTTAAACACAGACAGGATGGAATCTGCGACTACATCAGAATAAGGTGTGGAAGCAATGTAGTTGTATTGATCAGGCGGCAGTACCAAGGTATTAGGATTTTCTACATCATTGGTCTGTTTGCTAACAGAATTAATAATGCCGTTCATATCACGCAGAATCTGAACAGCGGTTTTATCCTTGAATTTGGTAGAAGAACCAGTACCACCAGCACCATCGGCAGCAACAGTGTAGTTGCCAATGTTAGGATTATCCAGCAAGCCTACAACGCCATGTTTAGCATCACCATGGAATGCAATGCGGTTAATATATTCGTCGAGAGCACGGCGAACAGCAATAGCCTTGCGAGTAGTCAGCGGTTTTCTTGCCATAGCAGCACGGCGCAAGTCCTGCATGGTGTAGCCATATGCTGCACCGCCAGCAATAACTTTAGCAATGTGTTCTTCAGCCAGTACATCTACACGAGTAAAGTCGGTTGCATAGTTGGCGATAGTCTTTGCCATGCCGACAGAACCCAAGGACTGATAGCTGATAGTGTCAGCGCCGGGGTCAACGTCAGAGGACATATCAAACAGTTTCAGCGCATTCAGATTAGCGAATTTCTGGTCATAGGTTTTTGCCTTTACAGCTTCAAGTTCTTTTGCGACAAAAATAGTATCGCCTGCGTCTTTACGCAAGCCGTCGCAACGCTCAATAACATTCAGGTCTAATTCATCATAGTGCATTTGAGTCATTACTATTTCACCTCTTCTTTTCTAATTAACCAATTTCGATAACTGCCAAGCCTGCCTTGTCGCAGGAAGTGATAAATTTAGCACCGCAGCCAAGAGCTTCAATGGTGCCAGCAGCAACAGCATCTTTAACGAAAGTACCGTCAGCAAGTTTCAGATGAGCTTCGTCACCTGCGTTAACCGCACCTCCGGTAGTTACCCATACACGACCTTTAATTACAACAGGAACAGTGTAATTCTGCGGATAATACTTTTTGCCAGCTTCAGGCGGCTCAATATGAGTATGCAGAGTAACGCCGATAACTTTCGCACCGTCACCGGATGCGGACGGAGATTTCACCTGATGTTCTGCGTCAGTGCCACGGATAACGGCGCAAGCAGCACCAATACCGTCAGCTTCTTCAACAGCAAAGGAATCTACAGTATGAGAGGACAAATCATACAGCGCACCAGCAAAAGCTTTGTCCATGGTTAATGCATAATTAGTAATTGCCATTGTATTCACCTCTTTCTTATTCTTCGCCGCGCATACGTGCAATCATGCGGCTACGTGCATCGTTAGCAGAATCATTCTTAGCTTCTTGCTTTTCAGCACCGCCTTTAGCTTTTACGGCTTGATTTTTTGCGTTATCATTGCGAAGCATCTCTTTAGCGGCAGAATATGCACCGTCAAGATAAGCATCAGATGCACCGTCAAGTTTAAATTTTTCGCCGAAAGCAGCTTTAACAATGCCAGCTTTCAACTCAGCGTTGGTCAAGCCATCGGTTTTTTCAACCTTTGCAATTTTAGCGGTTTCTTCAAGCTCCGCACGTTCCTGCATATCAGCCTTTACAGCTTCAACAGCCTCTTTTACAGCTTTCTCCTTTTCAGCGTCAGCAGCATCAACTTTAGCTTTCAAGCCGTCACGTTCAGCGGTCATTGCGTCAAGTTTAGCTTTTTTGTCGTCAGCATCAGCTTTAAGAGCGGTATTTTGCTCCTTTACAGATTTAAGCTCAGTGTTAGCTGTATCAAGCTTTACACGAGCATTTTCTTCTTTGTTTTGCAGAGAGTTGACGTAGTTGGCAATTTTTTCATCAACTTCAAAATCAACAGAATCAATTTTAATTTTCATTTTTGTTTCTACTCCTTCGATAATTTCGTCACCGTCAAGATTCAGACGTGCTTTTGCTCCTGCACGTCCCCTATCAACAACGGCTAAATGATTGATACGAATGTTGCGCTGGATAACATCATATTGCTGTCCGTCAGGTGTAATGCCTGGGGCTTCTTCGATATCCACTCTGTAGCCTAAAGACAAGCCACGCTTTTCACCGATGGCAGAGGGATTATGGATAACAATATCGCAGGCAATATTTGTTTCGTCCTTCTGATAGCCGCTGGATAGAATTGTACCAATGGCTAAATCTTGTGCGGTATCGCTGTTTACAATGCCGCTGGCAGGATGTCCTACCACAATAGGCTTGCCGACAAAGCTTGCTTCGCTGTCAGTGTCAAATACTTCCTCAGGCGGTCGGTATTCTCGTATAATAGTCCCGTCTGGCTGTTGATATATATATATGCCAGTACGTGCCACAATCGGAGAATCACGCAAGAAGCCGTCAGCGTCAGTAACTGCACAGCCAACAAGCATCCATGAGTCAAGGCGCTCATATCTTTGTACACTTCCCAAAAAATTCACCTCCTTATTTTGGGGTATATAAAAAGCATATGCAATTTCTTACATACGCCTTCTAGCTTAATTCTTTGCTTTTCTTTACATCCACCTTACCCATTGGAACTGCTGTTGTCATGTTCCATTGCTCTAGGTCAATAACAGGTAACGCTACGCAGCGGCAGTTATAATCCATACACGGATGATATTTCGGAGAAGGATAAACCTTTATACCGTTAATTTCACCAACCTTGTCGCTGCTCCAATAGAAGTATTTCCCATCCATCTCAGCATGAGAAGGTCTAACACGTTCATCATGTGACGATGACCATTGATACACGCCTATACCGCAATCAACCTGCCTACGCATTGTTATAATGCCGTTCAGATTGCCTACCTCGTTCCTTGCGATAAATTTCGCCCGCTTGTCGGTAGTGTTAAGCAGCACCTTGATTTCTTCTTTAACTTCACTCATAGCAGTGCCACGCTGAACAGCATTGCTAACAATAATTTGCAGTTTTTCGATGTAGGTATTGACTATGCTGTCCACAAGCCTGCTCTGCTGCGCTTTCCATTCTGCTTTTACTGTATCAAGTAAGGCTGAATCATTTAAAAACACATCAACGCTGACTGCTTCTGCAAAAGCACTGATAACATTAGCATCGACAACGCTGGACACGCCAGCAAGAATAAGCTCTAATTCGCTTATAGCATCCTCGATAGTCATGCTCTTTAAAAGCTCGACAAGTATCGCCTGAACGAAAGCATCTGTAACAGTGCTGTCATCGTCCTGGCGCAGCGAATATGTTAGCATTGGTATATTGTTATTCGTAGCACTTTTTAAACGTCTTACAACGGCTCTGAGGACGCGATAATAATCACGCTCAAAATTCTTTGGATATTTCGGACGCTTCTTTACTTTAAGGTAGCGTATCGATTTCTTCTGTTTCTTCATCATCTAAATCCAGCTCACTTTCTGTAACTGGAATATCGCCACGCTCTTTAAGGTATTGGCGAGCTTGCGTTGCGTCTAACAGTTGATTATCAACCAGGTCAAAAACAAGCTTAACAACGGCAGCTCTTACTTCCGCCTGTGTCTTGTCAACGTTGGCTTGCTCCAGATCATTTAGCGGTTCGATGGCCTTAAACTTAATGCTCCACTTTTCAAGCTCCTTGCCATTGGTAGGTCCTTCTTTCGCAAGCTGGATAAGTCTTACAAGATACTCTAATGCAGGACGAATTTTCCTGCGTTGAATACGTCTGACGTTATCGTAGTAAATTTGCAAGTCGCTCTTACCTGTGCTGTTCATGCCAGCCGGAGAACGCCCAAACAACACAGTAAAAGGATACCCGGTAACAGCGCATAAAGCCTGCTCAAACTCTTGAATAATATCTGTCAAGCCTGTGAGCGGAATATTGAAAATGCCGTATTCATCTTCCTTGTCAACGGCTACACTGCCATTAATTCTACGTGAGTAGTCTATCAGCTCTAAACGCCGAATAACAGCTTGCGTGCCATCTTCTCTTGCCAGCAAATTGCTTAAGCCTTCTAGCTTTAACAGTGACGTGCTAACCTTATCCATTATGTCGATTGTTTTATTCATTGCAGTTTTTACACGGTTCAGCGCAGCCGGAACACCATCCAGGCAGGATAAGCCAGCACCATTATTAGCAATGCGCTCTATCTTTGGCAGCATTTCGCCGTCAAAAACCAGCAGTCTGCTTCTGTGTGCTTTGAACTGATTTCCGTTTGGTGGCGAAATCATGTAAAACTCCGGCTTGCCAAAATTCGCATCTCGAATATCTGTGTCAAGATAAACCGAGGTTGTGTCCGGGTAAATATCTCGCTTGTCAAAAATTTCTAATCCGTTAATCCTGCGTAAACGGTTGATATTAACAGGCTCGCTTAATTCCTGCCCATCGTCAGCAAGGATAAGAGCACAAGACATACCGAACAGTCTGTCCCAATATAAAGCTTCTGTAAGCTTTTCCTGAACAAACAGCGTTTCAAGCTCCTGCAAGATACAATCGTCAGAATCGCCTTCGATTTCTATAAAATTTTTCATAGCATCATCGGCAACAAGTGTAACAATCCTTCGCACAAGAGCATTTCTGTACATTGTAGCCAAAGCCTGGTCTGTGAGCTTTCGCTCATTTAACAGACCTTCATAATTGTGAGCTTTACGTGCAATAAAAGCATCTTTAAATCCGCTGTCTGCACGGATTGAATTATCTTTTCTTTTTACCATTATTCCTCCTAGCTCGTTAAGCCGCCCCAGCTGCGGGAGTTCATGAGCTTGTTAAATGCATCACTTGAAGCATCCACCATATCATCATGCTTGCTTTCCGGGAACGATTCAAGTTCTGACAGATACATATCATTCCATTCACTTTTAAGGATAAGGACGTTTCCTGCCTGTACCTGTGAAGCAAATGGAGTAGCACGAACCTCTTTGCTGCCTGTCGGCGATACAATCTCCACCGAGTAACCTGCAAGCATCGATACAAGACTTTGAGCTTGCGCCTTGCCTGCCTGTCCTGGGTCTTGCGGTATCGTAATTTGTACGAATTTGTATTTGCCCTGGTCAATCGCTGCCATGTTACGCAGAAGATTCCTAGCGTCATTCGCCTTTATCTGCTTGCGTTTTACATCAAGAACGATTACTCTGCCATCGTCAAGCAGTCCCATTAACACGCCTGCTGTTGCATCAGGGTCTGGGTTAAGCGGCGTAGGCTCTGTTGCTGCCAAGTCCCAGGAACGTGCATAAGCAACGATATTTTTCGGTACAGCATCAACAAAGGTGAAGTTTTCTGTTTTAAAGTACATACCAGCAGCAGGACGGATTTTCCAGTTGCCATATAAAAGACGTTCTTTGTCAATCTCTGCCAAAGCTTTAAGGTTAGCCATATACGAAGGGTCTTTAGCCATTAAAACTTTGTTGTCCGTCAACTTTGATGCTATAAACGTTACCGACTTGCATTCTTCAACATTTACGCCGTGTTCCTTTGCGAGTTCATGCGGATTGCTTCCCCAATAAATAGTGTCATTTAATACGCACATATATCGTACAACACCGCTGCGCTCATAGATTGGATAACCTGTTTCTTGATTAATCCACCAGGAAATAAAATCAGCTACCCAACTATCGCTGTCCGGGTTGCACGTCGCTCTTACATAAGGACGGATACCGCACGTTGAACGGTTACGAGAAAGCATATACAAAAATTGGTGTCGGCTAAAATGCGTCAGCTCGTCAAATGCTAGATAGCAGATTTCTGAGCCTTGCCAGCCTTGCAAATCTTCATCTCTTTCAAGATGAGCAAAATTTATCCTTGCATTACTAGGTGTGAAATACCAATGTAGTTTAGGTGTCTTTTTGGCGTTAGCTCCCTGTACAAGTCCATAAATCTTTTGAGCAGCATCCCACAAACCACCTGAAGCTGTGATTTGAGTATAATTTTTTCGAAACACAACGCCGCTAAATCCTGCTATATCTTTATGCCTTAATCCTTCCAGGAGAAGTGCAAAAGTTTTTCCGCCGCCAGCTGCTCCACCATAAATTACTATATCAGCAGAAGAACACATAAAAGCTGTTTGCGGTCCTGGTTGCGGAGTTAGATACAGCGGCTCAAATGTATCTCTGCCGTTATTTGGAATGTAGATAGATTGGTAAGCGTCTATTGTTTCAACGCTTGCATCTTCCGCCAGCGACAATATACCTCCGTCAGCTCCTGCCAATGTAGCAAGAGTGCGAATTGCATTAACATCACTTTCTTTTAAAGCTTTGTTAAGCAACTTTGCTATCATTAAGGCTTGATAGTTTTGATCTTGCTCGTCTAAGCCGAAAGCGTGTAAAAAGTTTTTTGCTTTATCGTCGTGTACTTGTGATTCAAGTATCGTTTTTGCTATCTGCTGTAAGTTTTTTTTCGCCCGTCTTATTTCACCAGATTTTTTGCCGCCAACAGTTCCTCTTTTTCTTGCTTCATCCTTGCTTCGGACAGGCCTTAAATTGCTAACATTTCCTCGTGCTGGCACATTAAAACACCTGTCCTTTCTTTAGATTTTATTTGCTGTCTACAAGGTAAAATTCTTTTCGCAGTTCGGCGTTTACCAAGAATTGTCCGCCACATGAAGCAGTCTTTGTTTTTACTCCTGGCTTTTTAATTCCTCTAGCAGTCATACAAGAGTGTTCGCCCTGAATAACTACAATAACGTCCTCTGTCCCTAAAATTTCTGTAAGAATGTCACGAATCTCCTTGCCGATACGCTCTTGAATTTGCAGACGCTTTGTTACTGCATCAGCAATACGTGCAATCTTGCTAATACCAATAACTTTGCCGTTAGGGATATAGCCTACATCAACAGTCATGTTATACATTAGTGCGATATGGTGCTCGCAATAAGAGAAGCAGTTGATGCCTTTTAATACCACCATATCATCGTTATCGCAGGAAAAACACTTGTTAAATTTCTTTACGATTTCGTCGTTGCTGACACCGGCGTACTCTAATTGCTCCATTAGCATTTTGGCGAACCGTTTAGGAGTTTCAAGAAGTCCCTCTCGGTTCGGGTTTTCGCCGATGCCCTCAATAATAAGCCTTGCGGCTTGCTCTAACTTTTTAGCGTCCATGTTACACGCCCCTTTTATCTTTATCCCAAATAATCTTATGGAGTTGTACCTGTACACACAGATTGTTTTTTGTCTTTGCGTACTCCACAAGCTCCGCAGGTTCGATTGCGCCCCATACAGGCGAGATATAAAATTTAGGTCTACAGCCTACTTTCTTACAATAAGCCATTACACGGCTAACATCTTTAAAATCTTCTTTACTGCCGACTACAAATTTTACAACATCATTTTTGTTGAGCAATTTGTAATTTCGCATAAGCATTTTTTGAGATTCGCCAGACGTGCCGCACTTATAATCCAAGGTATAAAAAATACCGCCCAATCTTTGCGGATAAAGCGGTACAGCACCATTGGTTTCAATGTTAACTTTGTAATTTGCTGCGTAAAGCAGGTTAAGTAACGGTTGCAGATCGTGTAATAAAGGCTCACCGCCTGTAATCGTTACACGGCTACAATTATACTCGCTTATTTTATCCACAAGCTCCTGCTCATTAAAACACTCGACAGCATCGCTTGCTTGTTGAGCATATGCTGTATCACAATAACTGCAACGCAGGTTACAGCCAGCCAAACGAACAAATACAGAAGGATAGCCAGTTCGCTTTCCTTCGCCTTCAATGCTTTTAAAAATTTCCACCACATTATACTTCATACACTGCAACATTCCCTTCGCTTTCCTGTACCGACACTTTAATGCAGTGCGGAACTTTTTCACAAATCCAACGAGCAATGTTTTCTGCTGTCGGGTTACATTGTAACACGTCGTTTAAATATTGATGGTCAAGTGTATCAGAAACAAGGTTTTTAATATGCTTAAAATCTACCACCATTCCGTTAGCGTCTAACTTTTCGCTTTGGCAGGTCACGTAGATAATCCAATTATGACCATGTAAATTTTTGCACTTGCTTTCATAGTTTAAAGAAAGCTGGTGCGCTGCTGAAATTTCTAATCGTTTTGTTACTGTATACATTTTAATCCTCCAACGCAGGGTCTTTCACGCCGTTAGCCGCAAATGCAGCAGCGCGGTCAATACACGTTCCGCAAGTTCCACAAGGCTTTTCGCCGCCCTCGTAACAGCTCCATGTAAACTGATATGGTGCGTCCAGCTCTAATCCAAGCTTAACAACACCTGCTTTATTTAGATTAATGAGTGGTGCTTCAAGATGTGTGGTTCGTCCACTGCCCTCGAAAATTGCCTTATTTATATAGTCAGCGAATTCAGGCGTACAATCTGGATAAGCTCTCCCTGCTGCATCATCAGCATGAGCACCATAATAAATAGCTTCTGCTCCTACGCTTACAGCAATAGCCGCCGCATAAGAAAGTAATAAACCGTTTCTGAATGGTACATAAGTGTCAACAGTGCCTTCGCCGCCAAGCTCTTTAAGCTGCTCTGCATAAGATTCATGCTTGATGTTATGTGTGCTTTTAGCCAGCAATGGGCAATCGCTCATAGAGAACGCCAGCGATAAATTGGCTTCTTTATGCTCTACGCCATAAAAAGCAGCAACTTTTCTTGCACTTTCGATTTCTCTTTTATGCCTTTGTCCATAAAAAGCAGATAAAGCCAAAACTTTTTCTGCGCCATATTTTTTGACTGCAACAGCTAAACAAGTAGTGCTATCTACACCGCCGCTTAATAAAACAACTGCTTTTTTCATTTGTTATTACCTCTTTTCAAAAATGAGTCTTTGCATACTCTTGAAATTTTACCCATTCTACAAAATTATTAATAGCTACTTCTTTATTTTTTACTCGCATACCAGCAGGCTTGTTATATTTAACCATCGTTTTTCCATCGAACTTATATACTGCACCGAATCTATTGCCAGATACCCACGCAGTAGAATCTACACTATCAAAATGAAAGCGCGGCAAATATTTTAATTGCGTAAATCCCAAACCGTGAATTTTAGCTCCATGCGAGTGTGCCTCTTTGATAAGCAAAGGAAATTTTTCAACTTCACCTTTTGTAAATTCGCCGCTAACATAACCACCTATTGCAACATACTTATACCGCTTGCACATTTCAATAAAATCTTTCATGCCACGGCTTTTATGCCATACAGGAATCGGTGGCCTTCCAACTTTTTCAGCAATGTATTTTCTGATTTTCAAAACTTCTTCGTAGCCTACAATAGGGTCAATGTCAAGCTCAAAAAATTTTTGCACATTGTATTTTTTGATATACGCAATATAAGAATCTATATAAGTTTTTAAATCAACTTTTTTTGCATTGCCCATCAACATAGTAAATGCTCCAGAATCAAGCATATAATCACTATACAATGGCAAATATTGTTCAGATTTTGATGTGGTCATAAGGAAGGATTCCAAAATATACGGTCGAAGAACTTTTGATTCTTCAGCCAAAATTTCGGCTCTGCTTTCTCCCCCTGCAAGATGAATTTTCATTTTAGGGATGCTCTCCTTTGCTTTTATGTTCTCTTGATCTGGCCAAAATGCTCTTTGGAACCAGTTCCATCCCCCCCCGGCTGCCGCTAAGAATATTTTCATTATGTTCACCATTCCATTTTTTAACGTAGGAGCAACATATTTATTCCATTGTCCACCGCCTATTGCAAGATACAAATCCATTATTGCCCCCCCAAATAGTAACTCACGGTAGCTCATACCGCCAGCTAAATACAGTTTCATATTTCAAATTCTTCGCCGCAATGTGGGCAAGTAATAATTTTAGGCTTATGCTCGTTACTATTAGATGTAGGAGCATTTTCGAAAAAATCCCCTATTTCGCCGCCTAAATCATGTGATTCAAAACCAAACTCACCCATATCTAAACTTTCGATTTGTTCCAGCTCTAACGCCAACTTTTCAAAATCCCAGCCAGCAAGTTCCCCGGTTTTATTATCTGCCAGGCGATAAGCTCTTGTTTGCTCATCTGATAAGTTCCCGGCAACAATTACCGGAGCTTCAGCTAAACCTAACTCCTGCGCTGCAAGATAGCGTGTATGACCAACAATGATAACATTATCTTTATCTACCACAATAGGCTGATTAAAGCCAAACTCTTTAATAGAGTTAGCAACCTTTTCAACAGCTTCTTCGTTGTTTCTTGGGTTGTTTTCATACGGCGTAATGTCTGTTAACGCCATTAATGTGATTTTGTTTCTTAAATCCATAATGTACCTCCATCTTTTTACAATAAAAAAGGACAGTGCTTTTTTTACACTGTCCAATAAAACTATAATAATTTTAGCAGCTTTTCCGCACGCTGGCGGTCAGTTTTGACGATTTTTGCGAATTGCTTTATAAGCTCCCATTCATCATCGAACGCTCTAATATTGCGTCCCTTGCGTTCGCCAGCAACAGTTTTTCCTTTTGGTCTGCCTGCTCCCTCACGTTTGCCGCCCCATTGTTTATCTTTCATCTGCAACTTGCTTTCTCTTGCCTTTTTTGTTATAATTTTAAATGAAAGGAACGGTGGCAAGTACCGCTCCATTCACTTTTGCTGTGAGTCTTGCTTATTTATTGAGCAAGGCTCTTACTTTTTTCTCTGCATCATCAAGGTCTTTGCTTTCCTTAATGATTTCGAGGATTTTACGGATCAGATTGTCTTCTGTCATAGCGATTAACGCTTCTGTGTTATTCATATTCGACATCGTTATCTCCTTTCTGCACTTGCCGCTTATTTGTGGCACTTCCTTACCACACTTATATTATACTACATTTTTGTTTATTTGTAAAGTGTTTTTTCAAAAATAATTATAAAAAGGCGGTACTTTTTTGTACCGCCTTGCTTTTATTTTACTCTAAACTGTAACGCAGGAACTTTTAAGCTATCTCCATAAGCATCGGTATATCTGCTGTTGATTTCAACAAGTCCTTCAAGAACGCAACCTTCTTGCTGGAATAACCAAGCAGTTCTAATTGCTTCTGTGTAGGTACCTGAAAAGGTAAATCTTTCAATTCCGTTTGCTTTCATGCAAGCTACTATTTCAGGTACTTGATAGTCCCAAACAATTTCGGAAAGGTCAAGGTTGAGGTTGCCATGTTCTCTAGAGTTTTCATATTCGCGCCAAATGTGAACAGCAAATTCTCCAAGGCTACCTATTTGTCCAAAGGTTTCATTATGAAGCTCTCTGGCTTTTTCTTTTTCTTCGTCATTTTTTGCTGCATCAAACGCAGCGATTGCTTGCAGCTCCTTTTGATAAGCTTTTTCAAAAGCATTTTCCATTTTTACGACTTCCTTTCTTGTAGGTTTTTATCTTTCCTACACTTATATTATACTATATTTCTCTGCTTTTGTAAATAGTTTTCTTTATAAAACTTTAGTTTTTTTGTAAAAAAGAACGCCTGCATTTCACAAGCGTTCCTTTTTAATGAGTATGAATTTGAAGAAAATGTGTTGTGGGCTTTTTGATAGTCTGTTGTGCTTATTTGACACTCTAATTATATCATTCCTTTAATTGCCTTGTAAATGACACGTTACTGACATGATTTTAAAAGGTGCTCTATTTGTACCCTGGCGAACTCCGCATCTTCGGCTGTGTAGGCTCTTTCACAGTAACCATTGCAGGCAGGCTTTGTTTGGTCTTTCTTATAGCTAAGAATAACATCCTGTGTACCGTTCCGGTGTGACCGCATGAAAAAGTTACTTCGTACTTCATTTGCTCGCCCTCTTTCCGTAGCAGTACAAATTCCACGCTTGGTCATCTTGTTTCCACAAGTCTACCAATGCTTGACGTTCAGCACGAATTTCTGCGTCGATTTTACGCTCATATTCGATCGGGTTAACGCCTTCAGGAATGTACTGTAACGCTTCACTGAAAGAAAACTCCTTAATATTGCCAACACCTTCACGATGGATGTCAGCAGCTTGCTGAGCGCAGTCACCGCACAAAAAGTTGTGAGAGTTTACACCGAAGTAATGCTTGCCACAATGCTGACAAACCTTTTCAGTTTCTGCTGCTTCTTCAATTAAGGAGCGAATTTTCGCAAACAACTCTCTGCGAGCCGTTTTCTTATTAAAGCGGAAAATTCTTTGCTCGCCGCCGATTTTTACAGCGCACGCTTGACGATGTGCACGCCAGGTAAATTCAACTTGACCTATCTTCATGATTTGCGCCCTCCTTAATTCATGCGGCTGAGAATTTCAGCTTTGATTGCTTCTTCGTACTGACCGGATTTGCCCAGGCAAGCTTCCAGGTGTTGAGTATTGTACATTACCATTTTACAATACTCACTCACTAATTCCTCTTTACTCATATTCTTTAAAGCGGCGATTTTCTTTTCTAACATTTTACGACTTCCTTTCTTGTAAGTTCTTATATCTTCCTTACAATTATATTATACTATATTTTCCCGCTTTTGTAAAGAATTTTCTTTATGAAGTATTAGTTTTCTTCTAAATCTTCTCTAGTCACCTCATACTCAATACTGCCGTCACGCTTGCGCAGAACTACCTCAAAGTCACAGGCAGTTGCAAGCTCCAGCAGAAGCTTAAGTGATTTGCATTTTTTAACCTTGTAGTTCAGGGACATTGGAGTAATGCCCATTTCCCTAGCTAATGTAGCCTGGTTTTTTCCTGTTGAAGCGATTAATACCTTGATTTTGTTTTCTATTGACATAGTAGTAGCACCACCTTAATTATTATATCTCTTATCATTATACAGCGTTCTCTTTACACAATCAATATAACCTTTTATAAAAATATTGCCTGCGAGATTCCCCGCAGGCTTTTTGCTAAGATACTTCAATTATCGTTTTTAACCACGAATCACTTGACACATTAATGAGCCATTTCTTATTATAGCCGTTATAATGCCTGATCAAGTAAAACTTTGTCTTGTCGCCTTCGTCATTGTACAGAGAGAAGTTAGGGAACTTCTTGCCTTCTGATTGCTCCAGCTGGTAAAAGTATTCGCGAATTTCTTTTGCTCTCTTTATAACCTCCCAGTCTGGCGTAAACTCATCAGCATAGTTGTATCGCTTTGCCCGGTCATCTGAATGTACTCTATATCCGGCAAGGTTGGGCAGCACACATATTTTATCAAACGATGCTCCCAGGCTATTCACAAAAGCAAGAATCGAATCGAAGTCATAAGCAAAATGAGTGTTACGCATATCCGGCAATTTATGCTTATTGCAGTCATCATTCGGCTCTTCATCCGTAATGTAGAATAAGAAGTCTACGAAGCCTACATACTGCAAGCCGCCATAAAGCTTCTTTCTTTCGCCAAGCATTTCACCGCAAACAATTTCAAGATAAACTCCCTTGCCGTTATCAAGGTGAAATGCTGTTCTAACACGGCAGTTGCCTATGGTGTTGATGCTGCGCTCTGCCTTTTCCCAGCCAGCACCTTCAAAATACAATGTTTTCACGTTAACCACTACCTTTCTTCCCCGGCAGGAACTATTTCAAATTCTCCTATGTCAAACCACGTGTCAGTTCCGTCTACCAGGAATATTCTGCCGATTTTTTCAAGCTCCTTGATGCTGCATTCCATTGCGCTTTCTTTATTAAACACCTTATAGCCTCGCCTTTTGAACAAAAACGCTAGTCCGTCAACTAAATCTTCCTTTGAGCTATAATAGGTTATCTCGCACTCTCTACAATACAAGACGTATCTTTTATCGTAGAACTCACCGTTAACATCATTCGTTTGATAAAGCTCGCAGCCAGGTTCTTCGGCAGTATAGTAAAGCTTCAAGCCTTTATCTTTTGCCAGTCTTACGAAAAAGTCCATTGCCGGCGTCCATTTGGTATCTACGGTAAACCGCAAGAAATATTCTTCTTCGTTGGCTTTGGTTACTTCTCCAACATCATCGAACCATCCTTCATAGTTACTGCCAGGGTAAAGTTCATTGCCGTATCTATAAACGCTGCCCTCATTATCGTTTAAGCAACGTTCAATATCATCATGCAGCCTTTGCAGTATTGCCTTATCTCCAACCATTGTAATATCATTGAAACAGATATTAGCCATTTTACACCTCCGTATTGACTTTGCAAATCGAACTGAGCTTGCCAGCTCTAGGATTATTCTTTTTAGGACATTCATCAATGCGAGCTATCGGAGTGTGCCAGTTCGGCAAGCAGTTACAAACACAATATCCGTTCGTAAAGAATCTGTCAAAACTCTCAAAGGTTCCGTGAAGATACTGACAATTTCGGCAACCAAATCTTTCAATCTTAGGCTGTTCTTCTCGTATCCAAAGATTAACCAGCGCAGCATTTTCCTTGAATTTATCAAAAGGTGTCATATTGGCATACCCCCTTTCTGATAATCATATGCCGGAGCACTTCTTCAGTAATATCCATTGCTTTGTGAAGCTCGAGCACACACTTCTTACCTGCACGAAACGTAACCAGGACATAAATGCCATTTTCGTAGTCCTGGATTGCATAGGGCATTCTTCTTTCTCCCCAGCGGTCTGTCTTTTCAACTACGCCACCATTAGAAGCGATTAAGTCATTAAACTTTGAGATAACACCCTCGACTATTTCCTGCTCCGGGCGCATAACATACATAATTTCATAAGCATTCATTTTTCTTTCCTCCTTACATTTGTTCGTCTTCCTGAAAGCTGTAGTAGCTGCCGTCACCTATAATGATATGGTCTAAGCAAGGTATCCCTATTATCTTCCCGGCTTCAACAATGCCCTTGGTTAACTTTATATCGTCAGCACTAGGTGTTGCAAGACCTGAAGGATGGTTATGCGCTACAAAGATTGCAGCAGCATTTTTCATGATGGCATACTTGAAAATCTCTCTAGGATGAACATAACAGTTAGTCAGCGTTCCTTTCAGTATAGCTCTTGCCTCAATTATTCTGTTCTTGCTGTCTGCTGCAATTACCCAGAATTCTTCATGATTTAAATACCGCAACTTCGGCATCATGAATTCAGCTAAATCATGCGGATCACAGCAGTGTCTTTTTTCCTCAGCTTTGGTTTCGGTGAAAGCTCTTTTGCCTAACTCTACACCACACAAGAAAGCTTCTGCTTTCTGTTTGTCTAAACCATATGCTTTCAGCTCGTCTGTATCTTCCAGGCGATACAATTTCTGTGCCGTTAATTCGGAAACCTTATAAGCATCCTGCCCGAGCAACGCTTCGCATAACTCTTTATAACTTTTCTCTGCTACTTTACACATAACTTTTACTCCAATCTTTTTTCCAGCGCACACCTTTCGGTGTACGCCGGTTCTTTTATTTATGCCTGTTTGTAGGGATAGCAGCTTGCTGGCATCAGCAGCTTTTCACGCAGTGCGTCGATTCTCTTTTGGCGGCGTTTAATATTTGCCGTTATTTCATGGTATTCATCTCCGGCAAGAGGGAGCGTTTCTAACATCAGTACATACTTTATAAGTTGTCTTGTTCTCACATTAATCACATCCAATCTTCGCAATTCTTAAGATATTCTTTCTTTGCTTCAAGTAAAGCTTTTTTCATAACCGGGTCAGAGTTAACTTGCTCATAAGTTAAAAGCAAAGCATCCAGCGTATCGTCAAGCTCATAAGTTATACAAAACTCATGGTTAGCAAGTTCGTAACGGAAGGCTGATTTCAAGAAGTCGAAATCTTTCATGTGTTCCTTTTTTTTCGACGTTCAGGCGTTTTACCAATTCGTTATGAGCCTTTGCCTGGGCACGAAGGATATATCCTCCGAAGCCAATTTGATAAACCTTGTCGGTATCATCCGGAGCTAAACCAAATCTTTTCATGCCTTCGTTGAACTGTTCTTCAGTAAAAGCAAAGAACGTTTTATCTTTGGTAAAGCTTTCGTATTCCTTTTGCTGTTCGTTGATTAAGGTTGAGTAATCTTTGTATTTTAACATCCTAGCATCCCTCCTAAAACGTCATAAATTTCATCATTGGTTTTTGGACCTTAAATTCCATATCTCCGATATGGTTATTGATTTTTGTCAAGCATTTTACGATAGCGTTCGCTTCACCCTCGCTGAACGGCATGCAGTCGCCTTCCTCGTTTGTGTAGCACAGCAGCACGTTACCGCACAGGCACTGATCATGTAATCTGCCGTAACCGTAAATAACACTTGCAAGCTCATTGGCTACAGGCTTTTCGTTCTTCAGAAGAAATTCTTCATCGAACACCAAGGTGACTGCTGGTATGATTCCGAGTTGTCCGTCAAACTCTACCAGCTGAAGCGGAACTTCTTTAATGTCGACGTACTCGCATTCGCACAGTTCATACATTGACTTAAGCGTGATAGCTCCCTCGTATGGTACTTTCTCCACAGAATTGGTTTTGCCATTGGCATCAACCACAGTTTTCAATAAGATTGCATAGTTCATAAAATCGACTTCCTTTCTAAAGCTATTGGCAAGGACTTTGAACCTTCTGCCTGGTAGCTTTACAGGAGCTTAAGCTCCTGTCATCAGCTTTTAAAGCTCTATACCTCTTTCCGCTGCAATTTCTTCCAGCTCTTCAAAGTGCTCATTCAAGCATTGATGATGCCATGGGTCGCGCGAGCTGTTGTAAATCTTAATCAGCCTAGCGTTTTCCTGCTTTAATTCTTCATTAGTCATGTCTTTAGGTTCTTTCATTGGTTCTTCCTCCTTAAATTTCAATTTCACCTTCGGTAAATTCTTGATAAACAGTTTGTGCAATAGAATAAACGCCATATGATTCTGCACATTCACTAAGAGCAGCTTCGGCCATTTTAGAGAACGCATGGTCTTGTTCCTGTTTTGAAGCATTTGGATTGTTTTTAAGCCAATCCTCATAAGCATTACTTGCTTTATCTGCAATGAATTTTTTATCTATCCATGCATTATAAGCTCTACATTTCTCCTCTCTCAGTACGCCGATTATGTAGGTTAGTTGATTGTAATTTAGTTTCATGTTGTTCTACTCCTTTCTATTGTTCAATCATGATAACATCGTAGCGGCAATATTTATATTCCACTGTATCTTTACCCCAGGTAAAGGTTCTTCTGAGCTGAAATTCTCTTCCGTTATAGCCGATGCTGAACAGAAGATAATCAACTGTATATCCATTGCTTGCGCTTTCAAGCAGAACAATCTGCTTCATCGCCGGAGCAAAGCCGAAGTATTTTTCCAGGCATTTGCAGGCAAGCTTTTTCATTTCTTGCTTTTCTTGATAAGTCATTTTTAAGTCCTCCTTAAAGTTTAAGCTTTAGGCACAGGGTTTGAACTGTCTGCCTGCCAGCTTTACAAGGGCTATCGCCCTTGTCATCAGCTTTTATTTAGCTTCTTCGATTGCTTGCAGCATATTTGCAAGCTTTTCAACCTCATTCCATTTTCGTTGCGCTTTATTTCTAGCAACGCTGCTTTTAGGGAATTTTTCTGCAATTTTTTTAAGGTCGCACCAAACTAGCACTGCTTCACTTAATGCTGATTTTAATTCTTCTTGTGTCATTGTTACGACTTCCTTTCTTGTAGGTTACTCTATCTTCCCTACACTTATATTATACTATGAAACTCACCTTTTGTAAAGAATTTTCTTTACAAAAGGTGAGTTTTTCTTATTATTTTTCGATATTTTTTTCTTTGGCAAGACGAGCTGCCCTTCTGCGCTTTTTATCTTCCAGCAGGTTCACGCCATCTACGCCAAACAGCAAAGCGGTTAGCTGCTCAACGGCATCGTTTGTATCTCTCCATATCTGCCTTTCGCTCACTGACCATTTTTGCGCAAGACTTGCTACCATATCGGTAACATACGCTTCCGGCGGACAAGGTTTAAGGAACAGCACGTCAAGCACATCTGCCCGGCGCAAATCTTCCTGCTTGCCGCTGTTATACCTGGTCTGCTTGTAAAGTGCTATCATATCATCCATATAGTTTATCAACACTTTGGTTCGCATGGTTGAGCTTATAATGCTTTCAAGCTTTAGCTCATTAGTTCCCATGCTTTTAAGGTTTTGGAACGAATCAAGAATCTCGATAGCTGAAATCTGTTCATCGTCGATATTGACAATCTCGCTGGTCTTTAACGCTGCGTGTTCCTGAAGGCTTCTGTAATTTTTTAGCAGCAAGCGCACGTTATACAGTCGCTTGTCAAAATCCCTTCGCTGTGCTTCTTTGCTATACAAATCATCACACAGCTTTTTAGAGGTCTTCTTTGCGGTCTGCTCTGCCACACGTTCGATAAGGTCTTCGAAATATGCCAGCGGAACGGTTATCGTGCTTTGATTTTCATTTACAGTCATGTCTTCCATGCGCTTACTCCCTTCTTTTATTTAAGTTCTTCAATAAGGCGGTCAAGATACCACCTTGCTTTTAGGCAATCTTCTACGCCGTTTTTTTCTTCGTAACGCCATAAATATTTGATGATGTTGGCAACGCAGACAGCTTCAATGCCTGTTTTGCCAACGGTAGCAGCCTTTAGAGCATCTATACACTCAATACCGCCTTTGGTGTAGTGTTTTGGATGATTTACTTTATCCTTAGGAAGCGGCATTGTAAAGCTATCTTTTGAATTCTTCGATGCTTCTTTGACAATAACGTATTTATCATCTTTTAATCCGATAAAACTAAATGGAGATTTAAACGCACTCATTATTTATGCTCCTTTATCCATTTTTCGTGTCTGGCAACTGCTCCAGCTGTAGGTGAAGCCTTTAGCGTTTCAAGATACATGGCTTTCAGTATTTTACACTGCTGGATTTTCCATTCGCTAAAAGCATTACAAGTAGCGTGACAGCCTATTTTTCTTTCTTCGCATCCTCTGCATGGTGCTTTGCTCATTTTCCGTACTCCCTACATCTCTTCCGTTTCCAGGTTGTACAGCTCGAGAATTTCTGAGCTTTCTCCCTCTCCGGCTATCTTAATAGCTTCTTCGGGCGAAGCAGCTAAAACTTTTTCGCAAAAATCAACTTCGCCCGAAATTAAACTACGCCAGCTAATAAGATAAAGCTTAGCGTCCTGTTGAGCCATAACCGCCACTACGAACAGCACTTGTTTCATCGTCTGATGTTACGCAGTAACGCACGAAGATTCCCTGTGCGCAGCGTTCGCCCTCTCTTATAATGATAGCTTCGCTGCCGTTGTTTCTGAATTTAACACCTATATTGCCGTCATTGTCCTTGTTGTTGGCATAATCGCTATCAATAATGCCTACGCTGTTAACCAGCGACAGATTGAATTTAACCGCAAGACTGCTGCGGATGAACAGCATTAAAACCATATCTCCAGGCATAATAGCTTTGACGTTTAGCGGAATAAGTACGCTTTCGCCTCCAGCTGGAACAAAAATATCTGTCGGTGCGTAAAAGTCATAGCCAGCAGAAAACTGTGTGCTACGCTGCGGAAGCTTCGTGTTCGCTGGTGCGTCAATCGTCGGCAAAAACTTAATCATCTTAAAAACCTCCTAAAATATCTCTCCAAATTATAACCAGGATTCCAATCGTGCCAAAGATTGCAAAAATATCAACAAAAATCATCGCAGCAAGATTTAAATATTTCAATCTACCACTCCCTATTTAACATCCATAAAGCTACACACATAACAGCCACGTCAAGCAGTGTGCAATAGATAATATCAGTTAAGCCTATTTCCATTGCCTGCACCTCTACCAATCTTCACTAATTTAGCTCTTTGCTTCTTTATGGTATCTAACAAATATTGCTGAAAGCGACAATCGTCATCAAATGCAATTTCTCCTGTTTCTTCCAGCTTTCTTTCCATGTAGTCGAAATTGCTTTCAAGTTCAGTCTGCATTTGCAACAGCATCCAATCCGGAAAGTTTTCCATGTTAGCATTCAGCTCATTTTCAATTTGAGTTAATGCCTGTGTGCCTATCCTATGCACGGCATAGCGAAAAGCAAACAGCAGGACAATTAATTTTTCATCTTCCATTTTTATCTCCTTTGCTGTCATTGTGAAATTTTTCGATTGCCAACATTGACATCTGTGTTAACTCTTGCAAGGCAATCTTTTTATTAACTTTTGCACATATATTTTTTGCTAACTCCACCATAGCAGTGATCATAAAGCTTCTTAATGCAGGATAGCTTCCACATACACAATTTCTATCCTTCCCAGAGCCATTGTCGCAGCAAAGCATATATGATGCGCCGCTTTCTTCTAATAGCTTTTCTGCTTCTTTGACTTTATTGTAATTAATCATCGTTTTTAACCTTTTTTATCCAAACGCCATTAGCTAACTTCTCCAAATCTATTTTCTCCCGGCAATGCGGACAAATCGGCATCATTTCATTCTTTCGCCCCATATGTTCCTGTAACATCTTTAGCACACGCTTATAAGGTCTAAACTTAGTGCCAATCTCATAGCACCTCAACGTCTGCTTTCTTGCTCTGCTATAGTCCTTTGCTATTGCTTCCCAATCATTACACATTAGTTCCAGCACAACGATAGGCTCAACCATATTGCCACAGTGATTGCAGAAGCAGATTTTTGTGTCCGGGTCGACTGTAAAGCTAATAGGCTTTTTGCTACCGCCATAGACGTTAGTTTCTTTGTAGCAATGGCAAGTAGTTCTGCCTTGCTCACGCTTAATCGGTGAAAACTTTAATATCTTCAATATGCATCACTCCTTCCTAACAGCCATCGCAAGATGGTCGATAATGTTGCCAATTCTGGAACGCTATACCTTCCCACTATACCAGGTAGCGTTTTATTGTTGCTTATCCTCTTCTTTGGCTCTCAGCCGTTCGAGTACCGCGCTTGTCATCGAGAAAACTTCGCTGGAAGCCATCGTAACGCCGCACTGACTATACACGTCTTCAACGGCCTGCCACATCGCTGCGATAATGAAACTCTTAATCATTGGATACTGGCCATTCACTCTGCTGCTAACATGCTTATCGCCTTTATCATAAGCGAGTACAAATTGAGCGCCGCTTTCTTCAAGTAACTTCTGTGCTGTTTCTACTTTCTTGTAATCAATCATGTTCTTTATCCTTTCTTACGCACGTTTATTTTTCGATGTTTACAATCTCGACTTTGACCAGATAATCGCTGATGTCGTCCCCGCCGATGTACCAAATCTTGCCATTTGAGAGATAAACACCAAGCTCGTCCTCGTCATCATCGTATTCCAAGTGTTTGATACCCTCCAGCTTAATATTTTCGTATTCGCCGAATCCGTCCAGGTCGCCCACCCAGTCAGCCACCCAGTCAGAGTTGTTAACGCAGATGCTTAAGAGGTCTGCGCCAGCGCATTCGCTTTTAATCGGCGTGCGGACAATAACTTTGCCGTTGTCAAACATATAGGTGCTTTCAACGATATGCGTCAGGCCAAATGCCTTTTCCGGATCATAAGATTTCAACATTTTCATTCCTCCTTTATAAAAAGCGGCGGCGTGGGAATTCTTGAATTTCCTTTTTCCGTTTTTCCGCTACTTCTCGCGACATTCTTCCGCTTTCCACTAATTCATCCAAAGCCACTTCCTGTTCTTCTATGACTCTAGCCGCTTCTTCCGGCGTTAGTTTGAATGGTTTAACTCTTATTAAAGCATTAAACATAGTTCTTCTTCACTCCTTTATAAAAAGCGGCGGCGAGGGATTTCTCGGATTTTACGCAGGCCTGTTTCATCAGTCCATAATAATAATG